CAGTTGTTCCTGCTTCTACAAGGATGTATTGAACTAATAATTGATTTTCAGGTATAGGTGGAGTTATTGGTGACGAGGCAGCAGTTCCTGTTATTACACTTATAACCCCTGATTCATCCACAACAATAGCATCTAACCTATTATCATCAGGGTCAGAAGCATCTAATGTAACTTGGGTGGCACTTGTAACCTTATCTCCATTGAAATAGTATTCTAACGCAGTAACATCATAGACAAGACCTGTCCCTGACCATGATGCACCACCTGTTTTTAAGAATGGTGCAATATATGAAGAACCTCCACCTCCTGTAGAGGATATAATTTTATTTCTACATCCACTTGGTGTTAAATTAATATTGTCTCCTTGTATTAAACCAGATATATAACCTTGTTTATACTTATTAAGTAGTTCTTTTAAAAGAGTTTCTTCTTGTTTATTAAGCATTTTCTAATTGTTTTACTTTTTGTGAAAGTTCTTTTACTGCATTTAGTAATGTGTACAACAAAACTGATTGGTCATAAAATCTAAAATCTTCTATATCTTCACATTTTCCAATTCTAATAGCTTCAGGTAATATTTGTTCAATTTCTTGAGCAATAATACCAACATGATTTATATCTGTTGCACCAAATCCTTCTTTTTTTGTAAAAAATGTTGGATTTATTTGTTCTATAATATCTAAACCTTTTGTAAAATTATCACCTTTGTTTTTAGATCTTAAATCTGATGCATTAGTTAATGCACCATGATATTCTATTTCTCCATAAAATACATTTTTATCTGCTGTTCCTTCTTGATAAATACCATAAGTATTTACTAAATTAGCATTCGTAGCTGAAAATGCACCACTACCATATGCTTTTCTAATTAATAATTGGTAAAAATCAGTAAAGGTATTAATATTACTTCCACTAGCAACATTATTTATAATTTCATGATTGGCGTATTTATTTATAGTTGTTAAATAATTACTAAAAGATAACTCTGTTACTATCTTAGTATTAGCTATTACTCTTAATCCAGAAGATTGATCTATTGTTAAATTTCTATCAGATCCTGTCGAATTAAAAGATTGATAACTAAATGAATTTGATACTTGACTACCATTTTGTATAGTTACATTACTACCTATTGTAAATTTATTTGAAAATAGTGAATTTATTAATGTCTTACCATTAGTTAAGTTATATGAACTTAATGTAAGTTGAGTACCTAAAATATTTGTCTGATGACCAAGGTTAGATGTAGGATTACTTAAAGCATGTTCTGTTTGAAAAGATGTGGCATCTGTATAAGTTGCAGAACCAGAGAAAATACCAAATTTACTAACATTTTCAAACGTCAAATCATAAGAGTCATTATCTATTATAGTATCTTCTAATAAAGTTCCTCCTAGTTTTATATTATTGCTGGATTTATTTAACCCATTATTTGCTGTAATTAAGGAAGATAAAGGTTGATTAATCCAATGTGTATTATTTTTAATTAATATATCTCCAGATACTGAAGATGTTTCTATTACATTTCCTAAATCATCTAATTCACAACCTGATAGTTCTGAACAATTAAATAAATAAGGAATTACTTCTTCTGGAGTATAATTAACCCATTTTTCCCCATTGAAAATTAGAGAATCTCCTGAAACAGGACTTACATCTACATCAGATAAACTGTCTATTGAACAAGCTGATAATTCACTACAATCAAATACATATTGAGAACCTGAAAGTTCCTCAATTTTATTATCTATTACTTGCACTACTCCGCTTAATTCTTGCAAATCATCTTTCAAGTCATCAATTTGTTCTTGAAGATTACAATCATTGTTAGCCAAAGTTTCAATAACTTGACTAATTGTTTGACCTGAAGCAATTTCTGCACAGTCTATATCATTACCATCATAAGTAACACAAGAACTATTAATTGGTTGTAAACAACCTTCATTAGGATTAGGATTTAATTCTGGACAATCATTGCAAGCCATATTGTTAATTTTTTAAGAGCCACTTAGCTCGGTTATTATTGCTTCAAGTTTTACTAATATTTGAGAAAGAGTATCTCCATTTTCGATACCTAATGTAGATAGATCTTCCCCTGTATATTTAATACATTGAGATTTTGTAATTTCTTTACATGCTTCGCAGGAATCTTCTGGAGGACATGTTGATATTGTTATTGTTTTGCAATTACCCATTATGCTATTTTTTGAATCATTATTTCAGTAAAATATTTATTTCTAATATTAACAGCAGTAGGGGAAGATAATAATTTATCTTGGTTATTTATATTAGAAGTCCCATCTCCTGTATTTCTATCATACCAAACAGCATCCCTATCTTCACCATTCCCTTCTGATATTTGAATAGTTGAATTATAAATAGTTCCTTGTTCTACTCCTTCAGAAGTAGAATGAGCATCAACATTTGCAGAAAATATTTCTCCGCCCCCATCTATAGCATTCATGAACGCATCAAAATATTTATGTCTATGAGGAGGTATATTATTTTTAACAAGAGTTACAGAATCACTACCATTACTATTGGTGGAAGAGGCATCATCATAATCTGAATCATTTACATCATATCCCCTAGTAGTTAATCCTTTATAATCATCTGTACCATTATTACTATTACAAATTGCCCATTTTGCAAACTTTCCTGAACCTACGCCCCAAGAACCTCCTACAAGGTTAAAGTTTGAAAGTTGTGCTTCAGTGATTGATAATTTTGTACCTATAGGAAGACCTATGTCCCAGTATTCATCTGATTGTAAAATTGTTGTTATTTGTTCTATGACAATATCCGTTATTGATTGAGTTGAAATAACTTCATTAACTTTTATAGAAATCTTTGCAGTGCATTCATAAGCCCCTTTAGTAACTTTGTAAGTAATTTGGTCATTTCCAAAAAAATCTTCATCTGGAGTATAATTTATTTTATTACTTGAAACTGTGGCTGTGCCATTTATAGCATTTGTTTCTATAGTTACTAATGGTGTACCAGATACTTCATCTATTATATCATTAAACAATACATCTATTTCTATTGAATCATTTTGGTCTAATTGAACAATATCATTATAACAATTAATACCATAAAGAGAATCCAAAACATTTTCTATATCTGAAATCTTTTCATATATAGCACAAAAATGATTTTTATAATATGTTGCAAGGGTTTCAATAGTTATATCTTCTGGAAGTTCTATATCCATATTAGATTCTATTAGACAAGTTAGGTCTATAGAACTTAAATCAGCATCAATAATAGCATTTTGCTCACAATATCTTTGTAACAAAATTGAAATCAAATATGTTAAATTTGACTCATCTATAGAACAATCTCCTGTCAATGCGCAATCAGGAACTACTCCACTATATTTTATTTGATTAGTGGTAGTTATATTGATTTGAGGTTGTGTGTTTTTTAATTTCATAATATCTTTTCTAAAAATCTTTTATCGCATTTTGTTAAAGATTTCTCTTTTTCATAAAAATATTCAATACTGGTTTTTTTAATTCTCATTGGTTCTGCTATGCAATTTAAATCAAAATTATATTTCAGAAGCTTTATTTTTTCTTCCAACACAAGGATATATTCTCTTAATTCATCAATATCTACTTCAGATTCACAACCCTTAATAGAATATTGAGTCTTTATATAGTCTGAATAAACTTTTTCAGCAAACTTACATTGAAGTTTTAACAATAATTCTTCGAGCGTATTAATATTAATCCTCATTATTAATTTAATGAAATATTATCAATTATTTGTTTAAATTTACAGGGTTTGTTTTCAAACATTTTAATCTGCGAATTTATTATAGATATTTGAGTTGCTATAAGTTTTGTTCTTTCTTTACTTTGTAGGTATCTTTTTATACTCTCTAAATTCTCTATTGTCTGATTACAATAATTATCTCCCTCTGGTTTATTATGTCTATTTATTCTTGGTGAACCATAGTGGCATGTTAAACATAAACCATTTTCAAATTCACAAGGACATGTAGCACTATATCCACAATTAGAACATTTCATTTAAAAACAATTACAGTTTGAAGAAAATTCATCTAACATTACATTTGCATAATCATATAACTCTATGGATTTTTTGTATTTTCCACAATCAGCCATATACTTAGCAGCATCAATAATATCTTTAATTTCTCTTAGTTTTTGTAACTCTTCTAAATATTTTCTCTTAGCACATCTATCTATTTGTAAAGAGCAATATAAATTATGCCATTTTATTAATTGTTTTGTATTTCTTAGGAATGTATACTCTACAAATAATTTATCATTAGGACATATTGAATACTTAATAGTCCAAATACCATCTGGCAATTCTGATAAATTATCAGATTGCTTTGTATTTGTAATGTTAAGAGTATTTGAATTTATAATAAATGAAAAGTTCTTTCCAACTGGTATAGAAAAATATTGATTAGAACCTGGATATTGTAAATCCAATTTACCATTAGTGGGATTAATATCTGGGTTATACCATGATGCATCCTTAACTATAAGAATTTTTGGGTTTAAAATACTTTCTATATAAATGTCTAATTGTGATATCATTTTATTATGTAATAAATTTCTTTAGCTATATCTGCTATAATTGGTGCTTTATCTTTACCATTTATAATTTGTCTAGCATTATACCAATCTGATTTTATAGGATCAAAATAGTCATCTAAATCTTTTCCAGTAAATTTACCATCTCTCATTCCAACTACCATTATCAAAGATGCTACTTTTGGGTCTAATGCTAAATCAGGATTATTTATTAAATCTATTTCATAACCTAATCTAAATAGAATTTTAGTAAATCTTTCATAATTGTCATACCATGTTAATTGACAAAACCCTCTACCATAATATATTTTTCCTGTCTTTTTAAATGGTATACCATAAGGTTTTCCTTTTCCTTGCCCTTGTTCTGAAACTGGTTCAAATATATATTTTTGTCTATATGCCCCTGTTTCCCAATAAGTGGTTGCAAGTATATAAGAAACCATTCTTAAATCAGTAACATGTAAATTTAAACAATTATTAAATATTAAAGATATGCTATCTCTTGCTAAAGATGATACTGATCTCTTTAATTTTTTACCTTCTAAAAAGTTTAAAAAGTCTTGTATTTTAACATTTATGTTATCAGAAGTAAGTTGTGGAAAAGTTATAATTTTATTTTCTGGATCAGGTATTGTAATTTTTTGACCTACTTTTATTGCATTAGGGTTAGTAATATTGTTAATTTCAATTATTTTTGATAAAGAAGTATTGAAATTCTTTGCTATAGTTATTAAATTTTCTCCAGTTTTAATTATATAATCCATATATTTCTTATTAAAATAGAAGGGTTGATATTTTCCAACCAACCCTTCCTACATTTAAAAATAGCTTCTTTAATTAACGATATAAATTATCTTGAGTATCTGCATCTATCAAATCAGGTCTTACTGAGTTAATCCAAGATTCAATTGCTGATTCAAAAGCTGTAGTGTCTACATCTTCTTCAAAAGCAAACACAATTGTTTGTTTAAAGTCATTTCCACCAAAACCTGTAGCTGTAAAGAACTTGTCTATAGCTTCAAATTCTAAATAGAAGTGCTTGTAGTATTTGTCTTTTTTGATAAACTCATAGTTATATCCATAAATTTCTCTCCAACGTGGATCGTCTGACCATCTTTGTCCTTTAGTAGATTGAATATCAATATATTCTTTTAATACATTTCTACCAATTCCTGTAGGATATACAGGTTTTTGAAGTTCTGTTACTGCCCATCGAGTAGCACATTTATCATCTAATTCAACATATTCTCCTTGACGAACAATAATTCTAACCATATCTAGCTCAACGAAGTCATCATATTTGAAAGAACAATTACCAAATTGTGTATCAATATAAGCACCTGTCAGAACAATACCTATTTTATCAACTGTACCAGCAGTAGATTCAGCATCACAACAAACTTCCCATTGCTTACCTTTATAGGCATCTAAAGGATCATAAGTTGCTACACCAGTATAACATTCAGATTCTGCTAATAAGTTAGAAGATGTTTGTTTAATAGTATAAGTATTAGCACAAGTACCATTATCAGATTGAGCAATTGAATCAACAACTACATTATCATTTCCTTCATAAAAAGCTGTAATATCAGCTAATTGAGAAGTTCCAGAAACATCATCACAATCATCATCACCAAATACAATACATAATTCTCTTACTTCTTTATAGTAAGCATCTCCTGCTACCCATGCAATTGTTGATGGAGAAGTTAAAGAGCAATAAGCTTCTGTAAATCCAGACTCAACAATAATGTCCCCAATAGAAGCAGGAGAAGGAGCAGTCTCAGATGTTTTATGAATTAAATAAGTTGATTCACCATTTACATATGATAATCTAACAGCAGAAGAGTCATTATAACCACCAGCACCAGCACCTTGTATTGTAGTTAAATTTGCTCCAGTTCCTGCATCTTGCCTTTGTACTTTAAATTTATATTTCTTAGATACTAAAGTATAACCAGAAGGACAGTCAGAACAATTTGCTATAGTAGTAATTAATTGATTACTGTAAGCAGCAGGTACGGAAGCAGTAGCAATTTGTACCAATAAATAAGTACTATAAATACCATCTCTTTTTACTCTTTTAATTGAATTATTTCCATAAGTAGTTTGAACAGCAGCTAAGTCATTAATTGAACCCTCATCAGCAATAGTTAGGGTATATGATTCATAAGCAACTGTCTCAGTTGTAGGAGCAGATGTGTAAGATACTAATTTATCTGCTTGTACAAAAGGAGATGTTTTTGGATTAGAATTAATTTGAGTAATAAGGTCATCTACCATTACTTCAACATCAGCAGTACAACCAGATACACAATCTGTACAGCAAGGAGTATTATAAACAAATGTTTCAGTCAAAGGTTTTGCTCCAAAAAAACGAGTAGTAGGTGACCCTTCTAATTGTAAATGAAGAGTATATGTTTCATTACACTCCGCAGTTATTGTTTTACAACTTGTTGTACCATCCCACCCTATTACAACCTTTTGTTGTTTTGGTTTTTTAGGAGTAGATTTTCTCCATGCAATCAATTTAGATGCTTGAATAGGAACAGATTTAAAACTCATTCCTGCATTAGTCCAAGAAATTTTTTCATCATTTGGAGACCCCATTGCGATGATGATTTCAGGAACTGACCTAGCTGATGTAGGAGTAGTTAATGCTTTGTAATTTTTACTGTTGAAAAGCCCTAATTGAAGAGGAGCTAAATCAGCAGTTGTTTTTGTAGCATCTGTTAAAACTTTACCAGAACCTACAAAATAATTGAAAGTTGTGCTTTGTGCTGAATTTGTCATTTTTATTTGTTTTTTAAATTTAAAATTTTTCTTTTCCTTTAATACTATAAATCTTTCTTCATAATTAATATAATAATTTATTCACTCATTTGCAAATTTTGCTGAGAAATTTGATTAGAAAATTGATTTTGCATATCTCCGCTTAATATTCTAACTGTCTCATCTATACACATTTCTACAACATTGTCATATAATTCTGGGTCTATTTGAGTAGAAGGACTTCCATCTTTTTTTATATAACCTGGGATATCTATTTGTTTAGGTACTTTAAGATATGTTAAATAAAGTTTAAGTATATCAAATTTATCCTGAGTATATACTTTAAATTTATTCCCTACAAGAGTTCCTATTGTTTCTGCCCATTCAAAACTAGGGCAAGTATATTCATTTCTAAGAAGAGTATTCATATTCGATTCTTCTTGTAGATAAATGAAAATTTCTTTTTTAGAACACTTTTTATTAGTTGCCTTACAAGTTGTTCTAACGTGAAAGTAATAATCTTCTGGTAGATTTTCTGTTAATACATATCCTTCTTTTTTTATAATATTTAAAGAAATTGGCTCTTCATTTATTAGATTTTTTAAATCATCTACTCTTTTTTTTGTAGATTCTATCCCTGTTTTGTAGTTATTATTTTTACCCAATAATCTATTTACAATATTAAGTTGAGCTTTATTATATGCTTCAACAATATTGTAAACAGATATATTTTCATCATCTTGAGTATCTACTTTATTAAGACGATATTTTACTTTTAAAGCTATGTCTAAGCTTGATATCATTAAATTAATCTAATTTCATTTTGAGTTTCTTCTTTTATATCCTTCAATAATTCCATATTTTTAGGATTTGTTAAATAACTATATATATCTTCAGGAACTTTACCAAGTTCTTGTTGAGTTTTTGAATATTCAAACTCTTTAGTTTTTGAATTAAATCTAATAACATTTGTAAGAATTGCATATTTAATCATTACTTTGTTAAATAATTCTTCTTTTGACATTTCGGCTACTTTCAAGAAGTTTTTATGATTATTTTCTCCACCTCTTACTTTTTCACCCTCTATAATACCATTAATATAATCATCTACTCTTTTATATAATCTCATTTCAGATTCTGAATTATACCCTCTATTTGCAGGTAATAGGTATTTGATAACTAAGATGAATTTCTCTCTATCTGTTGAAGATAGTATATCTAAAACACTCGTTGCTTTATTTAATTCTTTTTTGAAGGAAACCTCTTCTTCTACATCCCTATCAGCATTTACAATGTAATACTTATATTCTCTATTTGATTCTTTAGCTGTAACTAAATCTGGAGCAATTTCAAAAAACGGATTATGTTTTGCATTCGTTTTTATAATTTCTATTTTTACTAATCCTTCTGGATCATTTGTATCAAAAACCGTTATATCTGATTTTAATTCTAAAACCATATCCGCATAAAATGGATTTGGTTTTATGTTAGAATCTTCAGGATTCTGAGGGGCTTTTACGTCATCTACTTTAAAGTGCGGAAATTTTTTATTAAAGTCCTCTATTTTCTTTTTTATAGATTTTATCTCTTTTTCTTTTGCTTTATCATCTAATTTATCTAAATAAAAAGCATTAATATCAAAACCAGTTAAATATTTTCCATATATAACAGGTACTTCTAAATAAGTTTTTGAGCCAGGAAATGCCTGAAACCCATAATCAGATAATCCAATTGAATCTTTTTCTTTCGTCAAGAAAGGTTTTACTGTAAGTGTTGCCATTTTTCTTTATTTTATTTTTCTTGCTTTTTTTAAAAAGACTATTTGTATTTTTATTCTGTCTTTTTATTTTTAAAAATAGGAGTGAGACTTCTTTATCTCACTCCTTATTTATTTGTCTTATTTTGCTCCGTATGGGTTATTCAACTCAAACATTAAGGATTTAGTTGGATCAACCAACCACATATTAGCATGTCGCATAGACATAGTACCTTTGATACCTGAGAAGTTACCACTGGAAATAAAGGTTGCATTTTGGTCAGCCCAGTCAATATTACCAATCAATTTTTGATAACGTAATTTATCATCATATGCCCATTTAACTAATTTGATATTATCAGCTTCAATATCATTCAAGTCATACAAAATACCTGTGAAAGAAGACAGACGATAATTTCTATCAATTTTTGGGTTAGAGATATTGTTAGCAAATACAGGGTCTAAAGCTGGTTCATTAACAATTGTGATTTTGATCTTAGGGAAAGTTTTAAGGAAGAAAGATTTAAACCTCATTGTGAAATCTAATTCTTGTCTGTTACCAGAAAGGAATCTTTCAGACTCACCAACTTGAACCACTAAACCAGCAGCTATAAATTCTTTTTTGATTTCTTTTTGAAGGAATTCATAAAGACCTGCACCAACTTTAAAGATAAATTCTCCTTCAGCATGGAAATCAATACGATGTTTAAAATGTTCTTCGATTCTGGCTCTCAAGAAATCTAATGACATTGTAGAAAAGTTATATTTAACTACAGTACCATAGTTTCTATGTTGCCAGTAAAGACCTGGAGAAGTCTGCATTGTATCAAATTGAATAGAGGTAGTACCACCTGTTCCCCACATGAGATTCATAGTCCACTCATACATCAATTGATCCATTGTGGCTCGCTCAATTTCCATGAACCAGTTTTTACCAACAATGTCTTTCTTAGCAGCATTTTTATCACCTTTGTATACTTCATTAACAATTTTAGTAATGTTAGTAGATGGTTCACCAATCATATATTTATAAGCATCAGAACCTGGTGCAAATTTATACAATTCCCATACTCTATAATCAGCACCAACATCCTTAGATTTACCAGATTGTAACATGATTAAAGACTTTTTATCAATAGAGAAACCTTTAGCAATTTCAGTATTGGAAAGTCTATAGTGCCATTGTCTTTCACCTACTTCTGATTGAAATGTAGATGCTACAGTATCATTATTATCTCCTCTTCGAGAAGTAATTTTATAATATTGTGTACCTGGAGATAAAAACTCTTTAGAAAGATATGCGTTTTTAGCACCTACTCCATCAATCTGTAAGTGATGAATCCATCTATCACCATCTTTATATGGTTCTTTGGTAACAATTAATTGGAATTTGTTATGAATATGGTCATAAGTAATTACATTTGTTACAGAAAAAGGTCTGTTAAATGCAACTTTAAACTCCTGACCATCAATACCTGGTTTATCACTATCTGATAAATCTTCTAAAATCATAGGGTTTTCCATAGCTACTGCTGTAGTCCATGTAAAACCTTTATCTGAATCAACAGATACAGTGGTTTTAGCAATTTCATCAAAATTATAAAGAGGTTGAACGTTTCTAAAAATTTGAGTCCATGTTTTTACAAGTCCTAAGTCATCCATAGGAACTTCTTTTCTAATACCAGCAGCAAATAAATTGCTCTCAGTAATGTGTGTGTTAGGGGAGTAATATTGTTTGTCCTGTACTAAGACCCCTTGTTGTAATAAATTTGGTGTTGACATAATTTAATAATTGTTTTTTTAATTTTTTAACAAGATCCTTTTACTTTTTTACCACTTTGAACAGTGGATTTTTTTGTCATTTTTGGGGAAGGTACTTTAGTAGAAACTTTTTTCCCTACTGCTTTTGTCATTTTTGTCATATTAGAATACATTTCCTGGTTTTTTAATTGATGTTTTTTTCTCTGGTTCTAAAGAAGTTATATCTTTTTTTACGGTTTTTAGCTTCTTTATAGTTTCATTAGTTACTTTCTTTTCAGCCTGACTTGTAAAATTTTTTACAAATTCATCTGGGGCAATACCTGCTAATGTCATAAGAACCAATCTTTTATAAGATTCTTTAGGATTTTCATTATGGATGAAATTATCAATCATCGCTGTTAATCCTAGTTTTTCTTTATTATCTGTAGGTCTAACTAAAAATGAAGAAAGAACTGTAGCTACATTATCTTTTTGCTCTTTTGTAAGTTTTATATCAAAAATATTTTCTTCTTTAAGAGCTTCATTTACATAATGGGCATGATATTTTTTAAACAACTCTTTTTCTTCTTTTTGTTTAACAATCTCTTGCTCTTTTTCTTGTTGTTTTTTATCTAAATCTCGCTGGATTTCGTCTTTAGCATCATCAAATTCAGAATCTAAATCATCACCATCAATAATTTTTTCAATCTTTTTATTTAACCATTCGCTATCTTTTCCTTTTTCTTTTGCAATGCGAGAGTAATATTTTCGTACTATTTTTTCTTTTTGCTCTTGAGAAGGATTTTCAGGAAGGGATTCTATCTCTTGATAATCTTCTAAGTCCTTTACAATATCTGCAATTTTGATTCCTTTCAATTCTCCAGTGACTAACTTTTGCATTGTTGGACTTAATTTGGAGATTGCCTGGTCTAATACAGCTTCTGCAATCTGTTCTCCTTTTAATTGAGTATTTTGCTTGAATAAATCAAAAAATTGTTCTTTTGAATATTCTAATTTCTCTGGATCATCTCCTTCATATATCTGAAAAGATTCATCCTCTTTTAAAATAGACTGAACAATTTTCCCGTAACTTATTTGTTCATCTCCTTCATCTTCCTGATTATCATCTGAATTTACATCTTCTGTATTAAAAAGAGAAGGTGTTTCTAAAATATCAGAACTTGGTTTTTCTTCTTCTTTTTCAAAAAGACTTGGTTGAATTAATTCATCTACTTTTTGAATTTGTTCTTCTTTTACAGGTTCAAATAATGAACCGATTTCTGGAGCATCGAATATATCTCCCATTAATGTTTCTTTTTCCATTACAAGTATTTTTCTTTCTCAATATTAATTTAATAAGTTATTTCCTTTTAAACAAATTTTTTATTAGTTTGTTAACAATAATTTAATGTTTTATTTTTTATTACCTCTATTTTTAGCATTTATTTGAGCAATTTTTTCATCATTTCTTTGATTTGCTAAATCTCTGGATATTTCCATTTGTTTCATTCGCTCTTTAGATGATAATTCTTGTTTTTTTACATTTAACTTTTCCTTCTCTAAACTAACTTTCGATTCGGATTCTTTTAATCTATTTGCTCTTTCTTGTTCCTTATTTAAAATATCGGAATATGATTTATGTTGTTCAAGATTAAACCTCTCTACCTCTAGAGCATCATTTACTCCAGAAGAATCTATATCATTCTCTCTAGCCATACCTGTAGCTTTTACTTCTGCTTCATACATTTTAGCTAATCTATCTCTTTCGTTTTGGTCTGCTTGGAATTGTCTATCTTTTTCTTTTTCGGCAGCTTGTGCTTCTAATTGTTGTTGGAGCATTTGTTGTTCATGTTGTTGTTTTTGTTGCTCTTGTTTTCTGAAGTTTTCTAGAGAAACTGCTAATGTATCCTTTATTTTCCTGGTATCTGTAGCTTCCAACATTATAATTTTATCTAAATCTGTTGCTCCAGTAGTGTTATTTTGAATAGCAAATTGTCTAATTTGTTCTAAAACTCTTTGTGTGTCTGAGTTTGATGTTAAGAAAATATTAAATCTCCTCAAAAGTAAATCCTCGGTATCAATTTCAAACATTACATTTTCTACATCCGAGTTAAGATAATTCAGTCGTGAAATAGGTTTTTTAGACTCTATATATTTTTCTGCATCTAATATCATGGATTTTAATTCTCTCATGAGATTAGTATTATTAAAATAATATGATTCTGTCTGTGAGTATGAATTATTTATTGCCTGATTTATTCCTGTAGCTGTTTCTTGAGAATTAATAGAACCCATCCTCTGAGGAGTAATTCCTATTATCTTTAAAATTTGTTGCTCACAATAATTTGCTAATTCTATACGGGATTTAAATCTTTCATTGTTTAAAAGATTTACTACCATAGGTTGTTGATTTGGAGCAGCTCCTTCTATATTGGATGCAGAGTTATCTGTAGCCCCTATACCTGTATCTTTAGCGGTCATTATGAATTTAAGCCAATTGTACTTTCCCCAAGAGCCATCTAAAGATTGTTGTGGGATAAGACGTTGATCCATTAATAAGAATAAACCAACCTCAAGTTTTGCAAATTTATCAATTTCATTCATAAAACCATTGTACATTACTTGTAAAGCTTTTGTCTTATCTATTAAAGATAGTTTACCGACATTCATATTTATTTCAAATCCATCGCAACCTACTACAGGTATTTTTGGTTTGAATGGTTGAAATTCATCAGTAAATTGATATTCTGTAGGTTCAACATCTATATATATCCATCCTCTATTAACATCTGCATTTAAGTCATCTGTTTTTTTACCAAAAATAGATTTATCTAAATATTCATTTTCATTTATTACAGTAGATGGAACTGAACCATAAGCAAAATTAAGTTTAGTACCTTTCCAAACTTGAGGAGCATAGAAGTATTCTAATTCTTCTCCAGCTATAAGTGTTTTATCTTTATCATATACAGGTTTAATAGTAACTTTAAAAGTATCATCTACTATTTTTTCTATTTTAATTCCTTCATAAATAGCCGTAAGTTTTGCTAATCTTCTTCTTGACATCCAATATCCTTCTGTTACTAATACTTTAGATGATGCGTCTAATTCTACCCCTCCCATCATATATTTAAATGCAATTAATTTCTTCTCATTTATCATAAGAGATTGATTATCATCTGGTTGTAATCTACGTTCAGAAAAAGTTGGAGTAACTCCTAAAGGAGTGTTATATTTTTCAATTAGAGCTTTATCAATTTTATCTCTATATTTAGAAACAACATCGTGGATTGTAGTCCAATATTGTCTTGATACTAAATCAGCATCTGTTGTATATTTTACATGTTTTGGTTTTATAACCAAAGTATCAAACGGATTCCAATTGATAACCTGAATATCACTATCATCTATACGAACTTCTGAATATGCTTCATCTCCAATTAATTGATGTTTAAATAATTCAAGCTCTATTTCTTTTAATTTATATTTATGCTCCGCTTGTTCCATAATTCTATTAGCCCACTCCTCATAATTATTTTTATAGGTACGATTCATGAATTTTTGAATTTCTGGGATTGACATTGCTTGTTGCATAGCTTGCTCCATTTGTTTTTGAAAATCTGGATTATCTTGAGAAATACCTTGATTTTCAAGCTGTTGTGCAATTTTTGCTTGTGCTTTTTGTTGTAAATATTGTAACATCAACTGCTTTTTATACTCTAACGCTTCATTATTAGAGTATTCATCTATAGCCTTTACTTTAATGTGGTCAAACTTTTTAAGAAGTTCTCCTGTTAAAACATTTATAATTGTGGGAACAATAGGATAGAATTTAAGATCGTCTGCAACAATATCACTTTCAGCTAATAAAGAATCTTCCATTGCAGTTTCTACTCCATCAAATATATTTTTATATACATTTACGTCAGCATCAATGTAGTCTTCAACATCTATAACACCTTGAGCAATATTATAGTTTTTTATAAGCCTAGCTCTTTTTTCTGGTAGAAACCCTTTCAAAAGCTGTTCCATCCAATCCATGTTAGCTCTTTTCCATAACTCATCTTTTTTATCAGAAGGTAAAGCTTGAGGAGGTTGTCCGAATATATTACTATTGTATATTATTGGCATTTAGGTATTTTTTTAAATTTGCATGAGAAAATCTATTCCTCAACATTAATTTAGCACTTTTTTGATTAAAATTTGAATTTTCTTTTGTATCTTGAGGAATTACTCCTCTTACTTCATTATATTCTGCTTGTAGTAGTGCTAAGGCAAAAGAATATAATGAGTCATAGTTTCCTTTCTCATATTCTTTTTTAGGTCTATAATTTACTAATTCTCTAAGCAATTGTAAATCATTTATTCTCTCTACTCCATAATGAATTGTTGGTTGACCTGTTTCTTCATTATATTCAGTATAAATTGGCTCTTTTAAATATTTAGATACTACGTCTAAAATTTTTTCAATTAATTTAGGAGTAGTAACCACCCCATAAGGTTTAGTTTGATAAGATGTACCTTGAGGAGTCATATCTCTAACCCATTGAGGAGTTTTAGCTATTCTATGTTGTTTTTTTATTTTTATAGCTTCTTCTATAAACCAGTTAACGTTATTTTCTACTAAAGCTTCTGCATTATACCACTCCATTAACATCATAGCTTTTTCAAACCATTCCATTTTATCTTTTGGTCTGGACATATACTTAGCAACTATTATTTTTTCTTTGTACTCGCTATCCATATTATGAAAACCTTTATATATATGAATAACATTCATAGAAGGAGAATTAACTGATTCTGAATCTTTCACAATATCTACCCCTGCCCAATATACCCCATATGATGCTTTATTAGCTGGGGGCATTTCCCATATTTGTATTACCCCATCTTTATCTTTTCTTTTAGGGTCTATTGGATGTTCAAGTATTGGTTTATTGTTATATTTATCTAATAATTTATGTTTTATTTCCCCCTTTTCATTCTGATAAAGGTCTATATAAATACCATGTAATTCTCTTCTTTCTACTTTTTCTATTTGAGGTTGTAGAAGTTCTAAAGGAAAAACATTATCTCCTCTATATTGAAAACATTCTGCTAATGTTAGCGGTGCTTGAGAAATATCAAACTTATCTGCAACTTTTGGTTTTCCTGGTATTAAACCAAGTCTGAGTTTTTTAATATACTCTTCTGCTCTCTCTACAAATGAATTACCGTGTTCATCAATGAATGGTTGTCCATAATACTCTGATTCTGGATCATCGTCTATACCAAAATAAGCATATGATTCTGGTACAAAAAAACCACATTTTCTGCCAGCAAATTCATTATCTTTATCAAATATATTGTCTATTGAATAAAATCCATGTGCTTCTGGGTCAGTCATGTAGTCTTTAAGTCCAGCTTCTAAATGCTTTAACTCACCAACTGCTCCTGAAAAAATAACTGTTCCTGTTTTAACATTCCCATAAGTCATCATGGAATTTATATACCCTTTAAATTTAGATAAAACAGGATTTACCCCACTTTCATCTCCAAATATCCATTTAGCCCCACCACCAACACCTTTTGAAGCAGATTTAGAAAGTACCAAACCTTTTAAAGTATTTTTTCTACCTCTTATTAGTTTTCTTCCATGCTCATCTATAACTTCTTTGGCAGCTCTCCAATTCAAAGGCTTGGAAGGATTGAAATCTCTATACCAAGGAGTATGAGCATTTATATGTTCTCTATAAGGTTCTATAATTTCAGTCCAAGCTTTTAAAACCTGAGCCTCTTCATATGTAGCAATATAGTTTGGAGAACCTCTTGAGAAGAACAACTCTCTAACTAATGGTGCACAGAACTTCAATGAAAAACCAGCCTGGCGTTTTTTCATTACTACAAAGTCAAGCTTTAAAAATACAGCATGTTCTAAACACAAAAACGTATGATAATCCATATCATATATATCTGGAAAATCATAAGTATTGTCCTGCTTTCTATAAATAGGAAGATAATTCAAATAGAAATAATATAAACCAGGAATATAAAATCCATCTATCCAAAGTCCTTCTTGTATTCTTCTTTCTTCTTCATCCCAAAAATCATCAAAATCTTTAGTGTCTTCTATTAAGTCAGTATAATATCCATTTCCCTGAAAAAAAATAGCTCTTTCTTTCCATTTATAGGTATCTTTCAAGTTATAATGTCCAACTTGTTTTATTTGATTTTTATATTCTTGATCTGATTTTAACATTATAATTCCCCTCTACCTGTTTGTCGTTGACCTTTAGTTCTCAATTTACCTCTCTCTGCTTCTACATTTTTCTCCAATTCATCAAACTCTATTTTAATTTTAGAACATTTTTCTGCTATTTTCAATCTTTCTCCTAAGTTCCCTTCCTTCCCATCTGTAATAATTGAATCTTGTAAATAGTCCATTATATCATGAAGATTTTTTTTATTCATAGTGAAGTATCTCATAGAAGTAGTTTCATATAACTTCTTCATAGTATCTATAGCCAATAAAATATCTGGATTATCTGGAAAAACAACAAATGATTTTTTTAAAACTTCTTCTTTTTCATCATCACTAAAATCTGCATAAGGATTAATAGATTTAAAAGGACAAGCGTAATAGAAAGCATAGGCAATCATATCTATTGCTCTTTTGTCATACTTATCTATAATGTTTTTCAACTCTGGGATAGTATAACAATGAATGGTTGGTTTTACCTTTTTGTTTTCTACTGTCAGTAAATCACTAATCATTTCAATTTCTTTATTAGTTTTTGTACATTTTTGTACATCTTTTCTTTTTGTTTTTTCTTGTAGTCTCCTATCTCATCAAAAATCATTTCATTTATTTCTAACCATAAATGAGGATGTTTATATGAGAAAAATACTATTATCTTATCAATTAACTTCTTCATATGTCTTTTCAAAAATATCAGGTTTGCAAGGATAAAACTCCCCATTTACTCCTTTAATTACAAAATCGCCTTTTTTAGCAGTCATTACCCCTTCAAGCGTGTTTATGTTAAACCACTCGCCCATTTCACCCTCGTCTTTCCACCCAAGAAATTTATAAACTTCACTATAATTATCCCCTGTGTATTGAACTGCTTCAATAATTACTGGTTTTTTTCTGTATTTTTTCATCGTTACTTAATTTTTACTATACTTTTTATTTAATAGTTTTTTTAGTTCAGTTAAATATTCGATATCTTTATCATGTTCAAAATATTGATTATGAATATTTTACAAATCTTCTAAATTTGAGTATAGAAAATCTTTAGTTAAAAATATTTGTTCGTTCAATCTATTAAAAGTTAATTTTATTCCATTCATATTTATGAAATTAAAATTTGCTACAATATTTGGTTTTTTCATCTTCTTTGTTTCGATTTGTGATATTGTAAGAGTGATTTAACCTCTTTTTTCATATATGTGACAGGATATAGAATTTCGTCTGCCACATAATATTTTGAATTTTCAAATTGAATATGATATTTTGGCTCTGATGTAGGAGGTTCTTCATCCCACTTTTTAATTACTAAATGATTGATTGTTAGATTTCTAGGAGTGAATCCATATTTTTCTAAAAAGAATGCATACATGGATAACTGAAGAGAATACTTCATGAAATTGCAATCCATGATGTGATTTAAAGGAGCATTCAAAGTTGCATATTTTTGATTGCGAGAATCATAAAAACTTTCTAAATCAATTGTTTTACTAGTTTTATAATCTTCCAAATCAATATATCTTACTCCATCAATTGTTTCTATGAAACATCTATCTGTCATTCCACAAGCCTGGAATTCATTATTATAAAGACAAAGTTCTGGATGAATACCATCTTCTAATTCTTCTAAACTCTTGATGGGTTTTATATCGCCATCAAACTCTGTAAAAAATACAGGTTTATCTTTAGAAGATTTATCTTCTTCTTCTTTTAGAGAATGAAATAAAGTACCCTTCTCTCTAGCAACTCTTCCTTCCTCTGCCCATTTCTTTTTTATATCTTCTGCTGTAAGAGGATTTTTTTTAGTAGAATGTTTTTTTGCATATTTCTCTGCAATTTCATTCCAATCTTTTTCTGGTTCTACAATTTTAATTATAGAACTAAAAGACGTATAAGGCTTTTCATTTATTATATATTGATGTGTAGATTGCTTAAAATACATTTTTATATTATTTCCATTTTAAGTTTTTTATCATTTAATTTACCTATGAAGAATTTAGTTCCTTTAGTTAACTTTAAGTTAACATCCCCTATAAATTCAATAACCTCTTCTAAAGGATTTCTTACAATCTTCGTTATAAAAATATCATGTTCTACTGAACCATATGTTATATAAACAAAAGATTTTTCAATTAAATGACATTTTTGAAGTTGTGAAATTACTCTAGCTTTCATTTTCAATTATTTTTTCAATTTCTATTTGCTCATCAGCAGTTGTAAGGGGTTGCCATTTTCCTATAGGACAAGCACATGATGTACATCTAAGTTTCATAGAATGTTCTCCTAATCCACATCCACAATGAATACATTTGTCATTATTTGAAGATGTGATTTCATTAAACCATTGTTTAGTTTTTAATTTTTGAATTATTTCTGGAGCTTCTTCAAAAGATTTATTTTTTTGATTTTGATTAAACCAAATACAATCTTTACATATAGTTTTCCTATATTTAGCTAAATCTTCAACATGCTCTTTTTTAAAAGCAAGATTTTTAATTCCTTCAGCTATCTGAGCTTTGTTTTTCCAGATTTCTGGTAATAATTCTCTTATCATAATTATCTTTTATTTCATTACATTTTTGATATAAATCTTTCCATTTACCTATTCTAGTGTTTATATTTTTCTTACTTGTAGGTGCATTTCTTTCATCATAACCTTCCAGATATTTTAATACGTCTTCAAAATGATTTATTTTTTGTTCAATTAAAAATTGAAGTTGTGTCACTTTTTGAATAAGTATTTGATAATCAATTCTTTCATCTGGTAAAAAAGTATGGTCTGAAAATTTTAACAGATTATCCACTCTATTTTTTATTTCAAAATAATCAAATCCAAAATATAACAACCCTAAAAATTTAAAATATGGTTTAGAAGGATTAAATAAAAAATTATTCATTTCTTTTTCGTATGATGCCCATATTCTACCAATATCAGATTTTGTATAACCTTTTTCTATTAGTTCTGGAAAATCATCTAATGTATCTTTAGCTATTTGTAGTGCTTGCACGCAATTTTAAATTTAATTTTATAGTTGTTTCACTACCTCTATCTAAAGGAGTTTTTAAATTTACAACATTTTCTTTTAAAATCCCTTCTTTTCTAAATTTAGATAAATGATTTTCAACACTTTGTAATGACTTGAAAATATTCCATTTAACTATTTCTTTCTTTATTTCTGGATTTAAACCTTTTAAATAAACAATACATAAAAGCTTTAGTTCATTATCTGAAAGGTTATCAAATTGTTGTTTTAACTGATATGTTAAAAACTCAATTGGTGTATCAAAGTATTTATCTATTTCTATCATCTCATTATAATATACAAAGTTATTACTAACTTACAAAGTTATTTCAAAAATATTTTTACAATCTTGCTGAAATTTTTTATCTTTTTTTAGTTTTAAAAATAATTCATTAATTCTTTTAGCTCCTAAAACCACATCAAATCCTTTCTCGACTAATTTCACTTCTTCTTTTGTTAGAAATTTTTTATAAACAGTCATTAGATGACTGAGATAATCTACAAAATCTGCATAATCATTTAAATTAGGGTCAGTATATTTTGTAAAAGCTAAAGTATTTATAGGATGATTATAATTAGACAAATGGATTATAGCCAAAGATTGTCGCATTATTACAATGTTTTTAGGGTTAAGACCCAAAAGAAGTAGTATTGCATTAGAGGAAAATGACCCTGTTACTACATATTTATAATTTAAAGGTCTGTTAGATAAAAAATCATACAATATAGCAGCAACACAATTTTGTCCTCCTGGGCTATCTATATAAATTACTCCTGCGTAGTCTCCTATTATAGGTAAATACGCTCCTTCATCTGTATCTACAACTAAACTATTCTCATATTCTTCAATTTCTTCTATAAATTGCTGAATTTTACCCGACTCTCTGTTCATTTCAAAATCTAAATAAAATGTCTTCATAAGTTAAAAATTCTTTTTATTTCTTCAATATAAAATAAGTAATCTTTGTTATTTTCTTTGGTCTTTAAATATTCAAAAGCACTGTTTACATTTTTAAAATCAGAATGAGTAAAGTTAAGTATTTTATCTTTAGGGATAGCTACCTGTTTTACAACTTCCCCATCGTCTTCTAAAAGTTTAATTATTAAAGCACCTTGTCCAAAAGAACTTCTATAATGGTCTACATTTGCTAACAATTTTTGTATACGCATATTTTATTTTTTTATAAAGGTAATAACTTTTTAAGTTATTGCAGTATTAATAAAACGTTAACAGTAAAATAGTTAAATTATATTGATGAAGATGAATAACGTTTTAAGATTTATAGAAGACCTTGAAAACAAGTGTAAACAGTATAATATAAAATTATTTTTATATGATTTAAAATATATAGAAAGCGAAGGTGATAAATTTGGAGGTTGGTTTGACCCCGATAATAAAGAATTACATTGTGCATTTCCTGATAAAATACAAACTAAATATGTAGAAGTTTTAATACATGAGAGTTGTCATATGGATCAATGGATAGAAAATACTAAATACTGGTCTATAGAAAGGGAAAATAATTCTCTTGATGAATTTTGGAAAATATTAAAAGGAATAAAAGTAAAAAATCTAAAATTTCATTTAAGAAATGTTCAAATGATGGAAGCAGAATGTGAAAAAATGGCTATTGAAAAAATAAAATTTTATGACTTAGGTATAGATATTAATAAATATACTCAAAAAGCAAATTCTTACTTATTATTTTATACCCTCCTAATAGAAACTAAAAAGTGGACAGATTATCCTCCTTATAAATATGGAGTAATTTGGAGAAAAATGCCAATTAAAATATTATCTAAATTTCACCTAAATGATGATTTAAAATCACTTTATTTAAATAAATGCTATAAAAAGAAAAGTTTAAAAAACCTCCCCTAAAACTAGCATTAATAGGGGAGGTTAGTGTAACTTCTAAAGTGCCTAGAAGTTTTTTTGACCTGTAGGTCATTAATATGATGCAAAAATACAATATCTTCCTATATAGCTCGTTAAGCTATTGTTAATTCTAAGTTAAACTTCCGATTATCAGGGTATCCAATATCCCACTAGCATTAGAAACATAGGCAAGCAAATAACCTTTATAAAAACCCAAAGTGCATTTTCAAGATGACAGGAATAATCCTCACTCTACTAATCCACTTTTAGAATCTCCTGTCGCTACGTCTGTATTATACATTAGGCTAGTACTAACTTCAGTGGTGCTACCAGGGTGCTTCATTTCACAAAGATATGAATTAGAATTAGGATTCCAAATTAAGTTTATGTAAATTAAATTGATGAGAAAGATAAAAATAATATTAGAGGTAATAACATATATAGCAATATTGTTCCTGATATGGCTATTATTAATCTTTGACCCTCATACTGTTCAACACTAAACTTTCTCTTATTGCGAAATATAAAAATTTTTTATTTTCAAAATTTTTATTGTGAATTTCTATGTTAAAAAATTTTTATTTTTTTTTCAAATTTTGATGTTGTAGCTCATATTTACTGACCCAACGCCAAGAAAGATACCCCTCCTTCATTTTAGCGGGGGATAACCTCCATTGATTTATTATTCATCTTAAAAATTTACAGACATGCAAAAATTAACATTTGACAAATCGGCTAAAACCATCGAAAGAACGCATTCCATTACAGGTAAAGTTCTCTATGCTGAAGATTACACTGCAAGCAACAACGTTCCTGGTGTATCTATCCAGTTGGAAGGTTGTCCTTATAACCTTAGAGTTCTGAAGGGTTCTATTAAGGGTGCAGGCAATGCTTCCACAGTTTTGGGTTGTACAGTTACCTTGACAGGTATCATGCGTGAATATAACGGTAAGCAGTATTTCAATCCAAAAGACCTTACTGTTGACAAGAAATCAGGTATTGCGACCATTGCAGGTGCAGGTGTTGCTTATGCAGGTAGTTTAGATTAATTGCTTGCTTGTTTGGCTTGTCGCATGGTTTTCATATCAGACACTGCACATCCTTAATTGGGTGTGTGGTGTTTTTCTTTTTTTCTAAATCTCTCTAAATCAATATTATGAAAAAAGTACTCTTTAAAACCATTGACGAAGTAAGAACTGTAGTAGAACTCTTCAAAGAATATGTTGTAGACAATTTTTATTCTATAAAGGATAAAATGTTTGTAGTCATCTTTAAGAATACTATTGTAGACTGTTTGATTGAAACAGGATTTGAACCAGAAGATTTCAAACCTGTATTTGTTTCTTCTATCAGAGAAGTAGAACGTATTAGAGACCTTTTAGGAAATCCTGAGAGTTTCTATTATAGATACTTTCAAATGAAGAAACAATACCTTGTTAACTGTTAAAGCTAAAGCCATAGTCATAACGAATTGACAACCATTTGGTTATTCTCATCGTAGGGAATTATGGCTCTAAATGTGAAATTCATTACTTGGGCTCATCCAAACCGTTATAGTCGGATTTATTTTTTTAACTTTCTAAATAGAGTAAACTACAAATCAGGAGTTCAACACTACCTATAATAAAGTGTGTTGTAAAATTAAATGCTAAAACTATGACACAAATAACACCTTTTCTTAAACATGGTATATTAGGTAGAGAATGTGGTTTTATCATACCTGTAACAAGTGAAGACCCTTCACTTATGGTATTAGAAACTAAACCTGGATCTAAAAAGTGGGGAATAGCTATCTTTATTGGTACTGAAATAGTTCAAGAAAATTGTATTGGTATAATCAACGATGATAACTATTTAGAAGTTCATAAAGATGTTTTGAATATGCCTGTTACTAATCGCGAAGGCAAACTGTTAGGTTCGGTTTGGAATAGATTAGAAAATAGAATAAAAACTAAATAAAATACTTCAGTTGTAGGTAATCTATAAACCTTCATTTTTTTTATTCATCTACTTAAAATCCAACTGACAAATTATAATAATATACAAATAATTATGGCAACAGAATTAAAAACATTAAAAGGTAAAATAGAAATACCTTTAAAAAATGGTACAATGACATCTGATTATAAAAATGTTGATGTATCACTTACAAGGTTTTGGGGAGGTAAAGAAAGAGGAGTAAGTTTACAAATTACATTTTTAAATGAAAATGGAAATTATTCTCATGTCCAATTAAATAATGAAAATGTAAAACAACTAATTGAAGAACTTAATCTTTACTTCAATGAAGGATAACTCACCTGTTTATTGAAAAATGCGTAATGGTAAATTAATATCTGTGGACGACATGGACGTAAATCACCTACGCAATGTGCTTAAAATGATTTTAAGGAATCGTGAAAAAGCAATACAAGCTAAACCTAAAGTTAAATTTAAACTTAATGGTGATATAGCTGAATTTTTTAATGAAGAACAAAATAATTCATTCCAAAATGATTATTATGAATCTGCATTAGAAGTTGGTATAACTGATATTGAAACAGGAATACTATAAATTATCCCAATGCACTTAACCTGATAAAGGTGAGCAGTTGTAAATAGTAGACACACCACGACACAGAGATAATATCAAAGAAAACAGCACAGCAATGTGTAATCGTTTATGGTTTGAAGTAATGTTTATTTACAACTGAGTGTAGAGGGGAAACAATATTAATTGGAGCACTGAATAGTAGTATTTGGTGCTTCTTTTAATATTAACAAACTGTTAAATACATATCTTATACTTGTATGGTCATAACAATGGTTGTATATTTGTATGAGATAGTAGCAGTATCTAACAAGTCTCAAGGAACTTATTTATTCTAAATATGTTTATAGCCCAGGATTACTGCTACTAATCTTGGGCTATTTTTTTGTTCAAGTGCCTATAAAGAACATAAGGCTAACAATCTTCTAATAGATGTATGTGCTGATATACATTATTATGCCTGAATCTTTACCATTTTCCAAGCCACCAATTCAGACTTCATAATAATGGGAGTGTTAGAACTCTTAATAACGTAGTTAGTATTAAAGTGGTGGGGTGGCATTCACATTTTCTTAACATTGAAAAAGTTTTACATTATACGGAAAACAACTTTTTGACCTTTTTTAGGGTTGAATTTAACATATTTGTAAACTAATTGTAAACTTAAAATAAACTTAGTATGAAAGTAATAGAATTTTTGGGGAGATTATCCCTGTGCCTATTAATATTAATAGCTTTTGAAGGGTTAATAACTCTTGGATTAGCATTTGAGATAGATAAATACACATGGATTGCTTGGTTATCACAAGTATTATTAGTGATAGTTTGTGTTTGGTGTGCTTGTAAATGGTTTGAAGATGGTTTTTATTAACGAATTTGCAAAAAAAAGTGGCATTTTATTGCAAAAAATGTAAAAAAAGAGGTGTTTTTATGACAAAATCACATACATAAGACATCAAAACCATTCAAAAACAAGCCATTTTACCTCATTTTTTGAAAAAACCAACAGATAGTAAAACATAAAAAGAGTTTTATGTTAATATGAAAGTTTGATGTAATGTCAGACTTTTTCTTATTATACAAAGAGAGGAAGAAGCCATATAACTATACTCGACCGCAAGCAGAACACCGACCAACCTGTGCGAGTGTTATACTTCCTCTTTTCTTTGTATAATCAAACACGAAAATAATCTGATGATAACTATCTATACTACAGCAAGTGTCATACTGCAAATGTAAATGATAGTGAATTAAGTGTGTCTAAATAAAAGTTTGAATATGAAAAAGGGATTAGCTAAAAATTCTTTAATTGGTAAAAAAGGAGAAAGTGATTATAAAGCTAAATTGAAAAATGAAGATGTTTTAAAAATAAAAAAACTATTATCTCAAAATGTTAAACAAACAGATATTGCTAAAATGTTTAATGTTAGTAAAATGACTATTAGTAATATTAAAAATAATAAAAGTTGGAGTGATTATCAGTAACAAATTAAAAACAAAATCATGAGTAATTTACAAAGATTAACTAATTTAAGTTATGATATAGAATGTTGGTTAAGAAAACAAGATTTAAAATCTAATACAGTATTTGTGTCAAAGTTAACTGCCGAATTTCTTAAATCTAAAAAATTACCATATAGTAATTATAATCCTAAATATAAAGGATTATTCACAGCTAATATTGCTAATGCAGAATTAGTTCAAGAACACTTTAAAGAATTTCAAGCATTTGTAATAGAAAAATATAAAAATACAAGTACTTAATAGTTTAAAGAGTGGACTTATGTTGTTGAATGTAAAACCAACAAGTGTATGTTAACAGTTTATTGGTTAACTTAAGCTAAATAGGAATATCAACAAAGTTATTAAGGTTGAAGCCGCTTGTATTTTTTTATTATTAAATAAATTAAACAATAAACAAAATGGAACAGAAAACAAATGAAACTGTATCAACAAGACGACTAGCATTAAAATGGTGGAGTGATGAATCAAATTTATTAAATAGAACTGCTTTATTTAATAGATATTTCTCTAATACAGCAACAAAAGATAAAATGTTTACTGTAGCAAATAACTATAAAGAATTAACAGGTAGAGAAATTGAAGAAATTTACAACAAAGAAGTTCTTGAACCAAAAAGACAAAAACAATGAAAAAATTACTAATTTTGTTAGTTACAATTATTTTTGTAGCTTGCAATAAAGAAAACGTAAATCCTAATAGTGTTTCAGATGAAAAGAACATCTATGGAAAATGGTATGTTAATAACCCTTCAGTATGGGTTATGAATATATCTACTACAAGAATTACTTATACTAATGGAGCAGTTAAAGAAATTATTAGTATAGATGATACAGCAGTCTGGATAAAGAATCCAGGAACTTATCCTGGATATGTACATTGGGTATATAGATTATCTATAGATGGAGATACACTTGAATTTAAAAATAGAAGCACTCTTATTAAATTTAAGTTATGAGTATAAAAAATATTAAAGAATTAATTCTGTACACAACAGAATTAATAGGCTTGTTTTTATTAGCTTATTTATCAAATTAACAATTGTAGAAGCCCTGATTGAGCAAAAACTAAATAGATTTCTATCTATAGGAGTATACTGGTTCATCAGGGTTTTTTTTTATTTAAAATCTTGAATATGGAATTACCAATACTTAAACCTATAAAATACATAAATGTACCAGGACATAAATCTACTATTGAATATGGTAGATATTTAGTTGTTCGTAAGGATGGTAAAAAACATCTTGAAACTTTCAATGGTACAGGATGAGCATATAATAATAATTCTATTGTTGCATATTATTTACCTAAAATTGATTAAATTATGGAAAAACTATTGTTATTAATCTTATTAATACCTATTTTTGGGTATGGTAGAAATTTGAAAATATCAAAACAGATAGGTTTTGATGGAAAAAGTATTATCTATAAAGATACTTCATTTATTATTGAATATGATTGCAATAAAATAAAAATTGCCGATAAAGAATATTTAATCAAAAGAACTGTATCTGCTGACTTTGATAGTGAAATGGTCATAGATGAGTACTATAATAAAGATATTAAACTTATTTTAAAAATAGATGTAATGAATTCATCTATCTTACAAGTAGAAATATGGAAAAAACCATTTAATTACGTTCAAATATTTAGATTATGAAAGTAACTTTTAAAAAAAACGGAAAGTATTCAATTATTTTAATTCCCGAAGATGACATTGAATCTGGGATATTAAAAAAGATAGCTGATGCCAATGAAGGTGTACAGTTAGTTACTGAACCTACAAGAATGATTGAAGAAACAATATCTATAGGTAGCGTAATTATAGCTGAGATGAAATAGTCATTTTTTTACTTAATGCTAAATTAAAAGCCCTTATTAATTTAAGAATACATTTAGCAGAGGTTTCTACCTCTATAAAAACAGAAAGGAAATTTTTATAAAAATAAACAAACTTTTAAAATTAAAAAAAATGGAACAAATTAGTTTAAAACAATTATTTAAAAAAGGAGTATTTAATGCAGTAAGTGTATTGCGTGAAAATGAAAATGGTTATCCTTATGTAACTCTACTTCGTACAACTTCTAAAGGTACAGCATCACAAAATGTGTATTTTGGTCAGAAAACTGCCCAGATTGTATCTGATACATTTAATGTAGGAGATAAAATTGATTCAATGTTAGCAGATGCGCAAGTAATCAAAACTAAAAATGCAGATAATGAAGTGAGATTTAAATTATCTACTAACCCTACTTCAGATTATGCTTCTGAACAACAATTAGCTGATATTTTTGGAGTAGATGCTCCTGAAAATGATTTTGATACAGAAATGTTTCAAAAAGGATTTCAGGTTCGTGAATCAGTTCCTGTTGGAGCAGGAATGGCTGGATAGTTATCCACTGTTTATATAAACAAACGCCAGAGGTGAAATGACGTAAAAGCCTCTATTATTTTTTATTTGAATGATTTTATTAATGAAAGAGGAAGGAATTTTTATAGAAGGTTTTAATAATAAATATAAAATATTTTCTACAGGAGAAATAATATCGCTTTATAGATTTGCTAATAATGGTAAAAAAATAAATACTTTTATACCAATAAAGTTTAGTTATGAATCTAAAACTAAACAGTATCAATGCTCTCTTTCTTCTAAAATATATAATGTGAAAACACTTTTTATAAAGTATTTTAATTTAAATCCTCCTAATAATTTTCAAAGATTTACTTTAGACTTTAAAAATGAAAAAGGAAATTTTAATCTAAATAATTTATACTTTAAACCTTTACTTTTATCAAAAGCAAATTTTTTACCTGAAGTAATTACAAATAAAAATAATGAACCTATTCAAAAAAAATGTATCGAATGTGGAAAAATTAAAGATATTAAATTTTTTATAAAACAAGTTAATCAAAATTTAACTACTTTTAGAAATAAATGTAATACTTGTAGAAAAGATAATTTATTGCTTGAAGTTAAAAATAATCCTGATAAAAGAAAAACTTATTTGGAATATCAAAGAAAAAGAAGAAGTTTAGAACATGTAAAAGAATATCATAAACAATATGATAAAGAATACAGAAAAACTCTTCCAAAAACTTATGTAGCACAAATATTAAGAATGTCTGTTAATGATTTGCCTGAATCTTTATATAAATTAAAAAAAGAACAAATTATATTATCTAAAAAATTGAAAAATGAAAAATGCTGAAAAATTAACTCAAGATTTAATGACTGTTTTTGATAGAGTTCAAAAGGGAGAGGTTGATACAAAACATGCTCATGCTATGGCAAAAATTGCAAATAGTGCTGTAAATATTTGTAAAGTTCAATTAAACTACAACAAACAAAAAAATTATACTAAAAAAATAAAGTTTTTAGAATAATTTAAACAAACCCTTGAAGTTGAAATAAGGTAAAAGACTTCAATATTTTTTAATTGACTAAATACCAAAATAATGTCAATTTATTTATCAAAAGCAACAGAAAAAGATTTAACTAATCTTCAAAAAATAGCTGATAGAGAAGATGAACTTATTGAAATGAGAGACAGATATGGAATCTTATTAGCAGTAGGTACATCTATAAAAGCCCTAACAGAAGTAAAAGATAAAAATAATAAACCTCTTTATAGAGTAGATTCTTACAAAAAATTAAATCATGACCATTTAGAAGAAGTTATTACTTATGATGTTCGATTAGACATTTATTCAGGTAAAAAGAATATTATACACAAATTTCAAGAAAGATTTGATAAACAAGAAGGTTATTGGTTTTTTATGGCTAAAAAGTGGTTCAATTTTTCTTCTAATGTATTAATAGGTTCAGATTGTATCATTAACAAATTAAAATAAATAATATGAATCCAGTAACTCAAGCAGAAAATGAAGGAAGGCTAATATTTTTTCGAAATGGACAATACAAATATATTCCTTCTAAAAAAGCTCAAGCAAAAATAAACGAATCTAAAAGACCATTTGATTCAGAAAAAGCCAATAAAATGCATGATTTGAAGATTTCCTTTAGAAAACATATTTGGAATGAAGTTGATAGAAGATTATCCAAAATAGAAAAATATGTAGATAAAGGGTTAGTTAAAATTCAAAACAAAGAATTTATTTTAAATTAAATCTTCATCTTTAAGAATTTGTTTATAGATGTCTTCTTCGAACTCTTCGAGGGAGGCATCTATTATTTCTTTTTCTTTATCAAAAAACTTCAATTCGTCTTCTATCTCTGCTAAATCAGTATTAGCCCAATTTCTTACACTATCTTTAAAGAAAATAATTTCTTGATAGACAGCCTTACCTTCAGGTGTAGAAAAATCAACTTTTTCATAGTCATCATAGTCAACTTCTATTGTTTCTCCTGTAGCAAGTGTTATTTTTAATCCCATTATATTTAATTTACTTTTCATTCAAAGATATAACAAAAATTTAATAAAAATATTACTTAATAATTTAATAATATGAAAACGTTAAAAGATTTTACTCCTGAAATACAAGCTAAAATACCTGAATACCAAAACAGAGTTTTAGAACCAATTTTTAATGGTTCTAAATACCATAATTTTGATATTGAAAAAGCAAAAAAAGCAATAAAATGGAATTATGAAAAATGTGGGTATAAAATGCCAATAGTGTTAGTAGCAGAAAACCCACTAGAGCAACAATATCTATTTAATTATTTAAAACTAAATATTAAAAAATACGAGAAAACATTATATGTTTTAAATAATGAATTTGTAGAAATAAAAATAAATGATATAAAATGTAAAATAAGCAGCTATTTTATATTGTTTTTTAATTTTACAAATCTAAGCATAGATAATCAGCTTCGTAGTCAGCTTGATAGTCAGCTTAGTAGTCAGCTTGATAGTCAGCTTAGTAGTCAGCTTGATAGTCAGCTTCGTAGTCAGCTTGATAGTCAGCTTGATAGTCAGCTTAGTAGTCAGCTTTATAGTCAGCTTCGTAGTCAGCTTAATAGTCAGCTTAGTAGTCAGCTTTATAGTCAGCTTCGTAGTCAGCTTCGTAGTCAGCTTGATAGTCAGCTTAGTAGTCAGCTTGATAGTCAGCTTGATAGTCAGCTTAGTAGTCAACTTTATAGTCAGCTTCGTAGTCAGCTTTATAGTCAGCTTGATAGTCAGCTTCGTAGTCAGCTTGATAGTCAGCTTAGTAGTCAGCTTGATAGTCAGCTTAATAATCAGCTTTATAATCAACTTAATAGTCAGCTTCGTAATGAACTCAAAAAATGTAAACTAAAAGATTTATCAAAATATAACCCCAACTATCTGTTTACATTAAACATTTATTCAGAAGTCTATTATACCTGGTTCGAATTTATAAGAAAGGAATTTGACTTACCTTTAACTATTAATGATGATTTTCAAGAATGTTTTAAATTACATTCTGAGTCTAATATTTATTCTGCAATTTTTTCAAAAGAAGTTTGTGTTATTTCTAAATATCCTTTAGAAATACATCAGGAAAAAACTCAATTCAGATTAAATAACATAGAAAAATCTGCTGTTATATGGTCTAATTCTTTTGCTCCTTTTGATTGTTACTATGTAAATGGATTAAATATTTCTAAAGATTTATTTGAAAAATTATCCAAAAAAGAAGTAACATTTGAGGATTGGATGAAAGAACCAAATGAAGAAATTAAAGCAGCAATATTAAGTTTCTATCAACAAAAGTTTGGAGATGAATATTTATTTCAATTTTTATCTAAAAATTTAAAAGAAATTGATACATTTGTAGATAAAAAAGACAGTAAGTATTTAGAAAGAACTACTAAGGGAATGAACATTGGTGTTTATACTTTATTCAAAGGGAATGTAAATGATGTAGATATAGCTTATATAAGATGTTATTGTCCATCAACAGATAGAATGTTTTTTCTTGGTGTAAACCCTGAAAATACAAATGCTAAAGATGCAATAGCTTCATTATATCAAGTTCCACGAAAACTTAAAGATGAAATAGTTAGTATCCAAAGACAAGGTGAAATTTTTAGTACTAATTTTACAGAAAATGGATTATTTTTACTGAAAGAAATGAAACAAGAAGATATACAAGACATGACATCTATTTCAGGAAATGATTATTTTAAACTAATAAAATATGAATATTAAATTCATGATTATTCTATCAACCATTTTATGTATATTTGCTAATTGTATTAGATTTGCAGAATTAGCAGACTATACAATAATTACAAGTTTTAAAGATTATTTAAAAATTAATAATTATATAACTTTAAAATATAATTTTGTATGGTTATTAATAACTTGTATATTAATTTTTATTCATTATAAACTTTAAAAGTATGACTGATTTTTTTAAATATAAAGGATATACTATTTTTAAAAATGGTGATATAATAGGTAAATATAATAAAAAATTATCCCCAAAAGATAATAGAAAAGGTTATAAAACAATTGGAATACACTTTGATAATAAAGTAAAATATGAATATATACATAGATTAATCGCTATTCATTTTATACCAAATCCTGAAAATAAGCCTTGTGTTAATCATATTGATGGAAATAAAAGTAATAATTCTGTAGATAATTTAGAATGGGTTAGTTATTCAGAAAATGTAAAACATGCATATAACAACAATTTATGGAATAACCAAATAAAAAATAATAGAGTAGGTAAAAACAGTTCTAAAAAAGTTATAGATATATCTAATAGTAAGATATTTAATTCAGCAAAAGAGTTATCAGAAGAGTTAAATATAAATTATACTCACTTATTACAAAATTTAAGAGGGGAAAGAAGAAGTAAAAATTTATCAAAATTTAAATATTTAAACAAATAAAAATGGAAAATTTAAAAGAGAAACAAAGAGTCAATGTTGCAAGTAAAGAATCTACAAACGGTCATTGGTGTAAAGGTGCAAAAAAAGTAGTAATGTTAGATAAAATTACAGAAACTTCATTTATTGAGGGAGATTGTATTTTATCTACAAAAAACCATACAGATTTAGAAATGAAGTCTGATTGTTTAATTACAATTCAAAATGTGTATAATCCTTTAACACAAATGTTAGAAAAATCAAAAGATTAATGATAGGAATAGATATAAAAAACGGACAATTTGTAGTATATCCTTCAGGAGAAGTTTTAACTTCTCTTGAAGGTAAAATTACCAAATCCTATTATAGAAAAGTAGGAGAAAAGTATCAATTAAAAGTATGTTTTGAAAAAGATGGACAAGAATATACATTGAATTGTATAACAGGTAATGTTACATATCAATCTTTAGTGACAACTTTGATTGAAAATACAGAAGATATGAATATTTCTATAGAAAGAAAAAATAATGGAATGCAGGATTATTATTTAATAAAAAATAACAAAATATTAATATAAATTTATCTATATTTGTTCCATGAACAAAAAGATAAAAATATTAACATTAGTAAATTTAGGGGGGAGTAAATACCATAGAGTAATTATTCCCCTCGATTTATTAGACAAAGAAAAGTACGAAGTGGTATATCTCAATGAAAAGTTTGTAATAGAACAATCTGTAAAAGATATAGATTATTTATATATTCATTGGAGACAACATACAAAATGCATATACCTTTCTTTATGGAAAGAAAAATATGGGTTCAAAATTATCCAAGATATAGATGATTATTGGGTATTGCCTCATAATCACTACGCTCAAAAAAGAATTACTGAAATAAAAAATCAATTATTTGATCAACTTACTCTTGCAGATATTGTTTTATGCTCAACACAATTTTTAGTGGACAAATGTCAAAAATTTAATGACAATTGTCATCTCAGAGAAAATTATATACCTATAGATTACCAACAATTTCAACCTGAATTCATAAAGGTTGAAAATAGAAAACCAACTATAGGTATATGTGGTTCTTTGAGTCATTATGACGATTGGATGTCTATAAGAAATCAATTAAAAAGAATACAAAGTTTAGATAAATACTTTGACTTTGTAGTTGCAGGTTATGCTGATGAAAATAAAAGTTCTAAAGACAGATGGGATAAAATAGTAAGATTATTTAAAAATCCTAAAGTTTATAGACATCTTCCTGTAAATCAATACATTAATTTCTATAAACACATTGATATTTTATTAGCTCCTTTAGAAGTAAATGAATTCAATAAATCTAAAAGTGGTTTAAAGATATTAGAAGCTGGAGTAAAATCTACTATTACGCTTTCTAATAATCTATATAGAGAAAAAGGTATTGATACCTATTTATCTGTAGATGATAAATCTTATTTTGAACACTTAAGTGAATTAAAAAATATAGATATATTAAATGATTATAAACAATCATTTTATCAATTAATAATAGAAAAAAACAAACAACTTCAAATAACTAATCAATTAGATAAATTTTTGATATGAAAGTAAAGTTTCTAAACATGTGTTCAAGAAAAGATAACGGGACACTATTTTTTGCAATCCTGCCAACAATAACTATAGCATCTAATAAAAATCAAAATTATTTGTATTTTGCTTGGTTAAATTATTTAATCGTAATAGAGATATAAATTTTAAAGAAACACAAATATGTCAAACGAAGAACAAAACGGCTTTTTTTGCCAATACATTGTTAGCAGCAGTAACGGATTTAAAAATGGAACATTCAAAACAAGAAAAAGAAATTTACGAATTAGCAGAACTTTTGATGCAGTCTGAAAACTTAGAAGCAAGTGCAACTATCCTTCGTGATTTTGCTGAAAAATGTTACCAAGAAGGTGCAATAGATGCTCAAAATGATGCGGCAAAAGAAATACGTGAACACTATGTAGAAGGTGGTCGGTAGTTATTGCTGCTAACGGGATGCAGCTATACGCAGTTGTGTGTAGGATTTGTGCGGTGGGAAAATTGCGTATAGGTGCTGTTATATGAAGTAGGGATTATTTAGCAGAAACTTCATTTGGAACACGAAAATAAATTTAAAATAAAAGCCTTGGGCGGGCTTCGTAAAACCCAATAAATAAAATGGATAAATTATCTGACGCACCATTAGAGTCAATGGTTGCACCAATACAAAGAGAGCCTAAAATGGGCAAGGTTTACATCGGAACAAAAGTAATCCGTGCAGAACCTATGAGTAATGAAGCGTGGCTACGTTCACAAAACAAATGGCAGGAAGGACAAGAAACTGCTGGTGATGGCTATAAAGTTCAATACGAAGATGGTTACTTATCTTGGTCGCCTAAGCACGTTTTTGAACGCTGTTATCGTGAGCTTACGCCACAAGAAGTAGGAATGGTAATCGAGTATTAATTATCAGTGCGGTGGGGCTTTTATTTTAAATTTCTAAACGAAATGCTTAATCGAAGCTCTACCGTCCTATTTCATATAACGGTAAACGGCTATGCTTAGTGCCGATTTTGAAAGACTAAGCTAATTTTAAACAACAAATTTTTATATGGAAAATACAGGATTATTTAACGCAGAAGGTAAGGCATTGAGCATAGCCGATGTTATGGCTATGTTGCCAACCGCAATGATTAACAGAGTTGAAGTGATTGACGAAAATGGCAGGAGCTACGTTAATTGGAAACCAGCAAACAGAACCGAATTACAGGTGCAAGATAATGGCAGAACGCTAAAAGTATTCGTGTCGCAAGGCAATTAGCCATAACGTTTTGCGGCTTGGTGTCTGTTATTTTGCCTTGCAGACATTTCAAGTTTTAGATAAATTTAATAGGTAAAATAATAGCACTAAGCCGCTGTTAGTGGCTGGTGCGGTAAATTAAACTAAAATGAAACAGATAGACAAAACTTTCTATTCTCTTTGCGAAGAAATAGACGATTTAAAAGAAGCAGTTGAATATTGGAAAACAATGTATGAAACTGAAAGAGCAACTAACAATAAGATGCTTAATGATAATTTAGAAACTGCGAAACAAGGCGTTGCAAATGCTTTAAGGTTTGCTCTTTCGGTTTCAGATGACGAAAATGGAAACTTGGTTATTAGTAAAGAGAATAGAAAAGATTTAGCAGAAAATTGGATTGGAAGCGGTAAGTAGCACTTGCCACTAACGGTTCACGGCTTGTTGTCAGGCGGGGATTTAGAACCACAAATTTTCAATAAACAATAAAACTTAATAAAATGAGCGAAATTTCAAACAACCACGAAACCGCCAATGGCACAAAACCCGTGTTATCGGCTGTTTTTCTTCATCAGAAAATCGAAAAGTTAATCCCATTTATAAGTGAGGAATTTATCACTTATCCACTTTTGGAGGAAGGCAAATACATACCTTTCTTAAAATGCTGGCAAAAAGCAGATACGGAAAACAAATGTACTCGGTTGTCAAATAGATTAAATAAGCACTTTGAAAAAACAGGTTATGAAATTTCATTTATTGGCAAAGAACATAGAAGCGTTATTCACGAATTTTACCTTTACCCAAAGTGGAAAGAATTAAAAAACGGTTCTTATAAATTTGTCAAAAAAGATTGGTCTATTGAGGAAATGTTGGATTTGTTGGGTTATGTCCTAAAATAGCCGATAACGGTATCGGGCTTGGCGCATGTATTTTTGGCGATTTTGAAACGATAAATTTTAAATAAAATGGAAACAGCAAGAGAATTTACATTAAGGAAGTACCCTGAATTATGGGGTAAAAATCACAACGCAGGTGATATTATCAGAGCAATGGAAGAATATGCGAATTGGTAGAACGCTTCTATCATTGTCGATAGCACACTGAAAATATTTTTTTAATAAATAACAAATGAATTATAAAATATACTCTATAGTTTATGATGAAAATCAATTGCACGAATATGAAAAATATGATAATTCTCACATAAAGAGTTATGAAGATAAAAGCTATTTATTTGAATATAATTGTCTTATAGATATTCTTGATAATTTTAATATAAATGAAGATTATTTAGGCATTTTTTCACACAAATTTCCATTCAAAACAGGATTATTCAAAAAAAAGTTATATTGGCTTTTAGAGAATAATCCTGATTTTGATATTTATGGACTATGTCCTCAACATGTTTTAAAGGGACAATATTTGGATTTTACTGAGAAAATGCATCCAGGATTTAAAAAAATATTTTATTCTTTATGTAAAGATTTAAACTTAAAAGTAGAAGAACCTAAATATGTTATTTATAGTAATTTTATGATAATGAAAACTTTCATTTATAAAGAATTTGTAAACGAAATTATTAAGCCTGCTATTTATTTATTAGAAACTAAATATAAAGAAGAAGCTTGGAAAAATAGTAATTATAATGGTTTGGAAAAATCTAAACTAAAAATGTATACAGGGCTTGATTATTACCCTATGATAACCTTTATATTAGAACGACTTATCTCAATCTTTGTTTTAAATAATCCTAAATATTCTTTTAAAAATCTTATTTAAAAAATATTTGATATTCCGATATAAATGACTATATTTATATCGAGAATAAAATATATACTATGAGTAAGAAAAAATGGACAAATGAAAAAATAGAATGGTTAAAACAAAATTATGAAAATAAATCTATATCAAATTATGATATTGTGAAATATTTAAATATTGACTGGATAACAATAACTAAAAAAGCATCTCTTTTAAATCTAAAAAGAAAATTTAGAGAAAATTCTAAGTTATTTAATTTTAATACTACTATATGTGATGATTATAAAACAGGTAAAAGTATACCTAAATTAGCAATTGAATATAATTGTTCTAAAGATAGCATAAGACAAATTCTTATTAAAAATAACATTAATAGAAGATCTGCCCTAGAAAATAAAAGACAATTCTCTTACGATAAAAATTATTTTGAAAAAATTGATTCAAAAGATAAAGCCTATTTTTTAGGTTTATTATATGCTGATGGGAACGTGTTTGCTAAAACAGGATCTGTTCAATTATCTCTTCAAGAAAAAGATGGTTATATTTTAGAAAGATTTAAGGAATATATTAATTATGAAGGAAATCTCAAATATAAAAATATAAAAGCAAATAAAAAAAATTCACAGAATATGTGGCTTTTTAGAATAACTAGTATAGAACTATGCAAACAATTAATAAAATTAGGTTGTGTTCCAAGAAAATCCCTTATTTTAACTTTTCCAACAGAAGAACAAGTTCCAAAAGAATTTCAATCTCATTTTATTAGAGGGTTTTTTGACGGAGATGGGTGTATTTATATCAGCAATAAAAGCATAAGTTCATCTTTCACATCAACAAAAGAATTTTTGCAGGAAGTACAAAAAATTTTAATCAAAGAAGTTTCTTTAAATCTAACAAAATTAACTCGTAAAAAAGCAAATAAAAATACTTATAGTTTCAATATAAGTGGATTTTACCCCTTAAAACGTTTATATGAATATTTATATAAAGATTGTGATGATTTGTATTTAGAAAGAAAAAAAGAAAAAATCCATGAATTTACTCCACAAAGAAAGGAAAGAAAAACTTCTGAAAAATATAAAATGAGTTTAATTGTTTAGAAAGATTATTTTCAATTTGGATAGAAAACAAAAATTATAAGATATATGAATACTAAAAGAAAAGTAAAGGATTACATGGGGCAAGATGTGGCTATTTATTGTTCTTCTAAAGAAGAATGGGATAAAATAGTTGATTTATTTGACAGCCCCACAGTAAAAAAACATTATTGGGAAAATTTTATCAATGGGGGAAAGTCAGATACTATTAGAATAACAGGGTGTGGGTGGAGTCCTAAAGAACATTTTATTAAAAAAAATTATACCATTTATCCAGCATTTGATTTTTTAGAAGAAGATAAACCATTTAATGTAGGAGGTTTAGTTTATTTAGAAAAACACTATAAACATGAAACGGAAAGTAGAGACTATTCTATTGATTTACCTTTGAATTCCCCTTTAGAAATTAAAAGTATAGATTTTACTTCAAATGTTTATAATAATAGACAAAAAGAATGGACATTATGGTTTAAAGGTAAATCACTTGAATATCCTGCTTGTAAATTTAAATTGTGGCAAAACACTAGCGAATTACAAGAAATTAAACCAAAGGTAGAAATGTTACCTTATCCAACAGATAAGAAATATTTTAAAGCAGTTGTTACTAAAGATATTCATAAAAAGGATTTAGTTACTAAAGGGAATATACCCGAATTAATACCTAAAGGGTATCAAACTTGGTTTATATTAGATGGTACACTTTGGGAAGAAAGGATATTATCAAAGGAAGATGATGTGTGTCCAGAAAATAATAGATGGGGTGCAAATATTCCTGCTGAATATTTTGAAATAGTAGAAGATAAAAAAGCTTTTAAATTTGAAGAAGGTAAATGGTATTCTTTTAATTGGGATTGGCATAGTTCTAATTCCCCAGTTATAGCTAAAATAAAAAATGTATTTGAAAATTCCATTAATGTAAGTTGGAGAAGTTATTTGTGGGGAGAAAACGATTATGATACATCAGGTACATATCTCTTTGAAGATATTTCAAATATCAAAGAGTTATCAATAGAACAAGTACAACAATATCTCCCAGAAGGTCATCCTGATAAATTCAAAGTTGAAACACCTATTAATAATACTCCATTCAAAGTAGGGGATTATATAACGATAATTGACGCTAAAACTAATAAAAGTGAATCTATTGGAGATGTATTAAAAATAACTGAAATAATTGATGAAGGGAAAAATTATGGATTATGGTTCAAACATATTCCAGAATCATTTTCAGGAGGAGGTTTTAGATATAATACGTATAAAGACAAGATTAGACGAAGTACTCCCGAAGAAGTAAAAAATTCACTTATAGTTTCTCAATATCCGTTAACCCCCAAACAATGTTTTGAAGCAAAACCCTTAATTAAAAATAGAAACCCTGTAGTAAAAGAAACTATCAAAAAGAGAAATAGATTAGAAATTAAACCAATTAAACAAACGATTAAATTAAAACATTATGTCAACATCTAAAAAAGTATCAAAATTTGTAGCAGCTAATTTGAAAAAATTAAACAAAACTGAAAAAGAAGTTCAACAAGAAAAAATTGAAAGATTCGTAGAAGATGCAACAATTGAAGCAGAAACTCAAATTGCAATTATTAAAACTTCAACTCTACCTAGATTAGAGAATGAATTGAAGCGATTAGAAATTAATTTGAAAAGAGAAAAAGATAATTTTGAGGAGGCAAGATTTTCAGTAGCTAATTCTTTTGCTGAATATGTATCTAAACGAGAAAGAGTTTTAGATGAAATTGATGGAATCAACGCTTTAATCTCTCACAAAAAAGAGGATATTGAAAATGCTAAAGCAGAATTAGCAACATTGGAATCAATTTTAGAAGATTTAAAATAAGATTAACAATTTGATAGTTTTAAAAGGTAGGTGAAATATCCCACCTTTTATTATTTTTATTGTATGATTACAATATACACCATTTGTTTTAATGAAGAATTAATCTTACCATTTTTTGTTAAATGGTATAGAAAAAAATTCCCAAATTGTAGAATAATAATTTATGATAATTATTCTACAGACTCTACAGAAAAAATAGCTTTACAAAATAATTGTCAAGTTATAAAGTATGATTCTAATAATCAAATTAGAGATGATTTATACTTAAACATAAAAAATAATTGTTGGAAAGATGCTGAAACTGATTGGGTTTTAGTTTGCGATGTTGATGAACTTCTCGATATAAATCAAACACAATTAATTGGGGAAAATTGTAGTATTATCCTTTCAAAAGGATATAATATGATTAATATAGAAGATAATTTAGATTTAGAATCAATTAACTATGGAATAAGGGCAAAGCAATATGATAAATATTACTTATTTAATAGATTAAAAATCAAGGAAATAAATTATGAAGCAGGATGTCACTCTTCAAATCCTGTTGGGGAAGTTATATTTAGTAAAAATATTTACAATTTGTATCACTACAATATGTTAAGTGAGCAATATCTTATAAATAGATATAAAAGAAATTTTGAAAGACTTTCCAAAGAAAATAAGAAAAATGGATGGGGAATTCACTATAAAGAGAATGAACAAACTATTAAAGATAAATTTAAAGTAGCTAAACAATGGTTTAGTGAAAATAAGACATTTAACCCAGAACAAGCAATAAATATTAAAATGATACAACATAATTATACAGAAATAGAAGGTTGGTTTAATATGGAAAATCAATACCTCGAATTATTAGAGAATACTCCAGATGGAGGAATATTTGTAGAATTAGGAACATATAAAGGTAAATCTACTTCATTTATCGTTACAGAAATGTTAAATAAGGGTAGAAATGTTAAATTTTATACTGTAGATACATTTCAAGGAGATAGTGGTTCTACAGATAAACAAGAAGTAGAAGCATATACAAAAGTAAATGTTTCTAAAATGTATGAAGAATTCAAACAAAATACTAAACATTTAGAAGGTAAATTTACTACAATGGTAAATTATTCAGATGAGGCTACTGAATATTTTTTAGACAATTCTGTAAATTCATTATTCATAGATGCAGGACACTCCTATGAAGCTGTATTAAAAGATATTACAGCTTGGTTGCCTAAAATGAAGAATGGCGGAATTATGTCAGGACATGATTATAATAGTTGGGAGGGAGTTAAAAAAGCAGTGAATGAATTGTTAGGAACTCCTGATAAAGTAGAAAATGATTGTTGGTTTGTAAAAATTAAAAAATGAAATATTTTATTGATACAGAATTTGTCGAAGGAACACAGGATAAAACGATATTTGGAATTAAATATAGTAAAACAAAACCAACTATTGATTTAATTAGTATTGCTTTAGTCTCAGAGGATGGTCGTGAATATTACGCTATTTCAAAAGATTTTAATTTAAAAGAAGCTTGGAATAGATATGATATTAAAGTAGAAACTATGTCAGGAGATGCTAGAAATATATATCCTGAAGGAAGAAAGTATAAAGAATGTTGGATTAGAGATAATGTATTAATGCCTATATTTATAGAATTAAAAGAAAAAGAAACTTATGATGAAAATAATTCAGAGTTTAAACCTTTTTTTGATAAAGATTTAATAAAAGAAATGATTATTAAACTTTGGGAATTAAATACTGATAAAGAAAATTATAAAGAAATAAAAAGGCTTATTAATAAGTATGGTAAATCTAATAAACAAATAGCAGAAGAAATATTAGAGTTTGTTTATAACTTTGCTGTTACTGGTTATCCAAAAGAAAACACAGATAAAATAGTTCCTAAAGATATAGAATTTTATGGTTATTATTCTGATTATGATTGGGTAGTTTTTTGTTGGTTGTTTGGTTATATGAAAGATTTACCTAAAGGATTTCCTATGTATTGTATTGATTTAAAACAAGAGTTGAATACAATTGAACAATTTCAAAAAGAAAAACAAATATTTTTTCTACCTTTAAAAGAATATGAAAAATACCCAAAACAAATTAATGAACATAATGCTTTAGCAGATGCTAAATGGAATTTTGAACTTTATAAATTTTTAGAACAATTATAAAAAATGAAAGAAATAACAGAAACAGGATATTGGAATGGAGAAACAGCACATTTACATCATGTGCATTGTAAAGAATTAAGTAAATGGATATGTGAGTTTTTAAACGAAAGGGTATTTAGTTATGAACCTATTAGAGATTTAGGTTGTGGTTTAGGTAATTATCTAAAAGACTTACAGAAATTTGGATTTGAAAATTTAGTAGGATTTGAAGCAGATATTCCAAAAAATAAAACATTTGATAGAATTATTGAACATGATTTAACTAAAGAATTAATATTTAGTCCAAAAGGAGTAATTATCAGTCTTGAAGTAGGGGAACATATACCTGCTGAATACATGAATATTTATTTAGATAACATTTGTAATAACTGTAATAATTATTTAATTACTTCTTGGGCTATTAGAGGACAAGCAGGATTTGGTCATGTAAATTGCCTTGATAATCATGAAATTATACCTGAAATAGAAAGAAGAGGATTTAAACTACTTAAACAAGAAACTGAAGAAGTTAGGAATATAGATCTATCTGAAGCCCCCTGGTTTAAAAATACACTTTTCATCTTTAAAAGACATGATATTAAATAAAATATATGAACACAACAATCAATGTAATACCTAAAAAAGAAAGAATTAAAGTATATGAACGTGCTTTAGAAATAATAGAAAATGAAGAAGATGTATATGAATTAGGAAAAGCTTATGGATTATGCCTTTTGTTAAGATGCATAGATTCTAATTTGAATTCATACTTAGCAACGTATGATTTTAGAGGAATTTATTGGCATCATAACGAAACTCCAGATTTATATCCAGAGTTTAAAAGATATTATAACTGTGAACCAAGAAAGTTTATAGAATTATATGAATCTAACAGAGATGTTTGGAGAAGAGTAGTTCTAAGATTGATTTTAGAAAAAATGGGTGTAGATACAATTAAATTAGATGAATGATGAATTTTAGAGAACAAGTGCAAAAAGAAGCAAGTGAAACTTTATTAAAATTTGATTGTGGTACAGCTAATGTAGCAATGAGGCTTGGTAAAACAGTTTTAGGTCTCAAAATAGCATCAAATTTTAATAAAGTTCTTGTTTCTTATCCTATAGATGGAATTAAAAAAGGTTGGGTATCTGATGCTGAAGAATTTGGATTCGATATTTCTAACATCACTTTTACAACACATCTTAGTTTATCCAAACATAATTTATCTCAATTTGATTGTATTATCTTGGATGAATTGCATGATATCTCTATTAATAATTGGAACTATATTGCATTATCCACCTATAAACGATTATATGGATTGACAGCAACTCCTCCTAATAGAGGTGAAAAGAAATCATATATGAATATGTATTGTCCTGTCAGATATACAAAAACTATGGATGAAACTACAGGAATAACTAATAAAGATTATGAAATTATAGTACATCTTGTAAAACCAAGTGAAAAAAGAGATATTCCCTTAAAATCAGGTAAATTTTGGAGTGAAAAAGCTCAAATTGATTTTTATACAGCTAAATATCAATCTACTAAACAATTCTCAATGATGTTAATGCTCATTAGAGCTATTCAAAATTCTAAAACTAAGTTTGAATATCTTAAAAAACTTGCAAAAAGTTTAGATAGAGGATTAATATTTGTAGAATCAATTGAACAATGTAATAGTTTACCTTATCCAAGTGTACATAGTAAAAATTCTGAATCTGAATATAATTTAGAGCAATTCAAACAAGGAAATATACCTATTTTATCATCTATAGGGCAATTAAAAGCAGGTATAACATTTAAAAATTTGAATACTTGTATAATTTTACATTGTTATAGTAGTAATAATAAAGCTATCCAAAAGATAGGAAGAGCCTTAAATTATGTAGATGGAGAAAAAGCTAATATTCATATATTATGTTTAGATAATACAATAGATATTGATTGGTGTAAAAAAGGATTATCAGATTTAGAACAAACAAAAATAAAATGGATTAAAGTATGAATTATTTAAAAATATCCAATAAAGGATTATTAGATATAGAAGCTCTTACGTTATTAGGGGCTTCTTCAAAAAGAGGTGATAGTACAAAAATAGGAATGTTTGGTAGTGGGAATAAATTTGCTTTAGCTTATTTATTAAGGAATAATTATAATATAAAAATATTTAGTGGAAAGAATGAAATCAAATTGTCAACTGTTCAAAAAAGATTCAGAGATAAAGATTTTAATGTTATTTTGGTAAATGGTAAAGAAACATCTATAACTACTGATTTTGGAAAAGACTGGAATTTAGCACAAGCTATTAGAGAGATATATTGTAATTCTATAGATGAAGGAGAACACACTTTAGAATTTGTAAAAGATGTTATACTGGAAGACAATAAAACATCTTTTTATATAAAATCACAACCAGAAATTACTAATTATATTTCCAATTTTGATAATTATTTTGCAGAAAATAAAAAAGTATTATTTGAATGTCCCTATGGTAAAATTTTAGAAAAAGGAGGAGATAAATTAAATTTATATAGAAAAGGTATTAGATGTATGGAAACGGATAAACAATCTATATATGATTATGATTTAACAGAAGTTGAAATTGATGAAAATAGATTAGTTAAATATACTTGGCAAATAGCTTCTAAAATATGGAATTTGATATACCAATGTACAAATAAAGAAGTAATTATGAACATTTTGACTAATTGTTCAAATAATCAATTTATAGAATGTATACCTTCCGACTTTCAATCTGTTAATAATTCTTTAATGTCCAAAGAATATAAAGAATGTTTGAAAAATGTTACAATAGCTCCAAGAGCTATGGCAGGTCTATTATCTATAGAAGAACAGGCATCAAGTGTTATTTTACCTGATACAATCTATAATCATGCCCTTAGTATTTTAGACAATAATAATATTGCTTCTAAATTTAAAATTTATAAAGACGGTTTTTATGTAGAAATACCTATGACTCCTTTATACCAATCTTCTTTGGAAAAAGCAATTGATTTTTTTGTAGAATGTAACTATAAAGAAGTATTAGATTACGATATAATCATAGCAAGATTTGAAAAAAAAGATATATTAGGATTAGCAGATATCCAAAATCAAAAAATTTTATTATCTGAAATTTGTATGGAAAGTGGATTACAAACTATAATAGAAACGCTTATAGAAGAATATATTCATTTAAAATACGAAGTAAAAGACGAAACAAGAGGGTTTCAAGATGCAACTATAAAAGAATTAGTTAAATTGTTAAAAGTAAAAAATAGTTATTTAATTTAAAATAAAATAAAATGTCAAAGATTAAAATTACAGAAGAACAAATTGAAATTAATGGTAAAACATATAAAAGTACCCATAAATTTTGAAAATTCTCAAAATTCATATAGATATGGAAATGGAGAAGGAAATGGAAATGGATATGGATATGAAAGACAAATAATTTTTTAAAAAAATCAATAATTACAATAAAGGACAAATTTTATTAAATTTGTCCTTTATTATATTTTTTATAAAAATTAAACTTATGAATTATATAATAACAAAAACACCTGAATATTTTAAAAAAATAAGTGATTATAATTTTTGTCTTTTAGAAGATATGATATTACCTAATATTATAGCTATAGACACAGAAACTACTGATTTAAAACCTATATTAGGAGATATATTCGCAATTCAAATAGGTACAGGTACTAATAATTATTTAATACATTGTTATAATGATAATTTTAAACCAGAAGAAATATTTCCTTTTATAAAAGATAAAATATTAATAGGTCACAATATTACATTCGATTTAGGATTTTTTTATAAATATGGATTTTATCCTAATAAGGTAAAAGATACTTTCATAGCATCTAAAATTCTTTACAATGGATTAAAAGAATATAGACATGATTTTGGTTCAGTATTTGAGAGAGAATTAAATATAAATTATGATAAATCCGAACAAAAAAATATTAATAAAATTAAATTATCTACTACTAAATCTATTCAATATTGTTTTAATGATGTAGATAAATTAATTGAATTACATAATTTTCTAGAAAAAAAGATAATTGATAAAGGTTATTTTGAAACTTATAATTTACATTGTGAATATATTAAAGCATTAGCTTATATGGAACAATGTGGAGTTCCTTTATCTAAAGATAAATGGCAACAAAAGATTAATTCAGATAAAATAATTTTAGAAGAAAAAGAAAAAATAGTAAGTAATTATATATTAAATAATCTTCCTCAATTTCAAGAAAAACAATTAAATTTATTTAATTCTGAACCTAAATTAAATATAGATTTATCTTCTCCTATACAAATGCTTTTTGTTTTCCAATCTCTTAAAATAAATTGTATAGATGATGAAAATAAAAATTCTATTTCAGAAAATGTAATAAGAAAAACTAAACATGAATTTGTAGATATTTGGTTAGAATATCAATCTGCTAAACATGATGTTACAACTTTTGGTGAAAATATTTTTGAAAAAGTGATTGATGAAAGAATTTATACAAGTTATAATCCTATATTAGATACTGCAAGAATTTCTTCAAGGAAAGGAGATGTAAATACACTTAATTTACCTGCAAATCAACGTACAAGAGAATGTATAGAAGCTAAACCTGGATTTAAAATGATTGTAGCTGATTATGAAGGACAGGAAACAAGAGTAGGAGCAGATATTACAGGAGATGAAGCTATGATAGATAGTATTATTAATGGATCTGATTTACATTGTGCTTTTGCAAAAGTTTTGTTTCCTGAACTTCAATTTTTAAGTGATGAAGAAATTATTAAAAATCATAAAGAAAAAAGAACAGCAGCTAAAGCTCCCAGATTTGCTTTTGCCTATGGAGCAAATGCTTATACTATTCATGTAAATGAAGGGATTCCTCTTAAAGAAGCTCAAAAAATAGAAGATGCCTATAAACAATTACATTCTGGTATTTATAAATATGGAGATAAAAAATTAAAAGAAGCTATTGAATTAGGTTATATAGAATCTACAATGGGATTTAAATTACATCTTTTTGATTTTCAAAGATTTAAAAATCTTCAAAATAAAATAAGTCAATTTTCTAAAAAAGAATGGGAATCTTATAAAAAAGGTAAGGAAGAATATCAAAAATTAGAAAAAGCTAAAGAACAAAGAAAACTCTATAATATAAATGATGAAAATTCTTATGATTTTTACTTAAAAAATAGAAGTTTAATTTCTAAATTTTTTAAATTAAAATCTCAATATTATAGACTTTGTTTAAATAATCCTACACAAACAACTGCTGCTCATCAAACTAAATTAGCAGCTTGTATGCTTTTTGATTTTATAAAAGAAAATAATCATTTAAATAAAGCAAAGATTTGTATAATACCTCATGATGAATTTGTAATGGAAGTTCAAGAAGATTTATCAGAGTTATATAAAGAAAAATTAGGATATTTTATGAGAGAAGCAGGTAATAAATTAATTAAAAATCCATTAATAAAAATGAGTGCAGAAGCTAATATAGGTAATAATTGGTATTCTGCAAAAGGATAAAATTTTAACTTATATCTTGGTTTTTTGTAAAATAATTTGTACCTTGTATTGATGAAATATACTACTGAAACTTTTATAACTAAAATTACAGAATTAGATAAAAAATTTAATAAAAATTACGATTATAGTAAATTCCAATATTTAGGTACACATAAAAAATCTGTTATTATTTGTCCTATTCATGGAGAATTTTTAATGAATCCTAATAATAGATTAAATGGTCAAGATTGTTATCATTGTGGTAAAATAAAAAACATTAAACCATTAGAGACTAGATTTGCTAATTTTTTAAAAGTTGTTAAAGCCCAAGATCAAAAAAATAATTTAGTTTATGATTATAGCAAATTTATCTATAAAAATTCTCATACTAAAGGCATTATAGTTTGTAATTTACATGGGGAGTTTAAAATGGCAGCTAAACATAGAATACAAGGACATAAATGTAAAAAATGTGCTTTAATTACTAAAAAATCAGTTGCTATATCTTCTGAAGAGTGGATTAAAAGATTTCAAAAAGTTCACAAACAAAAATATACATATCCTCAAATAATACATAATGGAAGAAAGAAAATTCCAATTTTTTGTAAACTACACGGAATTTTTAATCAATGTCCCGAATCTCATGCAAAAGGTAATGGATGTAAAAAATGCTCTCAACTTTTATGTACATTTCGGAAAAAAGATTGGATTAAAAAAGCTAATGGAAAACAAGGAACATTTTATATTTTAAAATGTTGGAATGAAAATGAAGAATTTTATAAGGTAGGAATTACATTTAATGGAGTTAAAATTAGATATCATATGAAAAATTCTATTACTTATAAGTATAAAGTTATTAAAGAAGAAATATCTTCAGATCTTTCTTATATTTGGGATAAAGAAAAACAAACAATAAAAAAATTACAAAAATTTCATTACACACCTTTGCTTCCTTTTCAAGGTAGTTATTCAGAATGTTTTTCTGAAATAAAGCAATTGGTATGAAGCTAAATAAAATAATTATATATGAATAAATTTAAATTTTTAAAAACTTATTTTTCGCCATTCAAAAGAATAAGACCTATATTTTATATAGGAAAAATTAGATATGGCACTCCTTATTTTTTCCCTCGCAGATGGGTAAAAAATAAAGAAAAGCCTGGATATTTAAAGGCTATCCCTAAAAAAATAGGATTTGATTTTGTGGGATTAGGTTGGAAAACTAAATGGGAATATAATGATTACAGATTTGAATGGAATCCTGTTTGGTCTTTTGTATTTTTTAAGTGGCAAATAGCTTTAATATTTGCTCCAAAAGAAGATAAAAATCATTATTGGGAATGTTGGTTAGCTTATGAATTATCTACAGATAAAACCAAATCTGTACAAGAAAGACTGGAAGAGGCTAAAAAAATATTTCCTTGTGTTTGGACTTCATACTATAAAGATAATTATAAAGAAACAATATGTTATTGGGATAAAATTTTAAAATAATGAAATACGAATTAATAAACAATATTTTAAATAGTCCAATTACTTTATTGGACTATTTAATTTTAGAATGTATAAAAGAAGATAATGCTGAAAAATTTTTAAAAAACAAAAAATATGATGAACATTTTAACTTTCTAAGAAAATTAGAATTAATTTCTAATAACAATAAATTAACTTTAAAAGGTAAACAATTATATAATGATTTAAACATATTTAATGAATCTTCTGATTTTTATTTCAAAATACATAAATCTTTACAGGATGAATTATTAAATCTAACAGGAAAGAAACAAAAAATGCTCCAAGGGAAATATGGATTTTTACCTACCGAAAATGATTTAAAGTTACGTTTACAGAAAGTTATTAAAAAATATAACTTAACAGATGAAAAAAAGATAAAAGAAGTTTTAATTTCATATGTTAGAAGATGCGTAAAAGAAAAATTTGGATATGTACAGACTATAGGGTATTATATTTTAAAAGACGATATGTCTAATTTTGTAACAGATTATGAAAATTATATAGAAATAAAACAAGAAGAACAAGATGAATTTACAGGAATCAACGTTTGATTTATTACAAAAAGAGATAGATTTAGGTATAAATGGAAAAAATCAAGCCATATCTATAGGATTAAAAAGATTAGGAAAATATGCTAATATAAGACCAAGAATTTTAACACTATTATTTTCTACAACAGGTGCAGGAAAATCAAGTCTAATGGATACTATTATACTAAATGCTTGTGATTCTCATATGACTTCCCCTAATTCTTATAATTTAAAACCTGATTTTCAATTATTTAGTATGGAAAGGTCTAAAATATTACGTATTGCTAAATGGACTTCATATATCATATTCAAAAATGAAGGTATAGAAATTCCAGTACCTAAATTATTAGGATGGTGGGATGAAAAACTTTCTAAAGCAGAATATTCTCTTGTTTTAAGTCAAAAAGAATATATGGATCAAATGTTAAATGATTATATAGATATTTATGAAGGAGCAAAATCCCCCAATGAATTTTATTCTATTATGAAAACTCATCTTGAATCAAAAGGAAAGTATGATAAAGTTATTAAAAATAAAAAAGAAATTAAAATTTATGAAAAAAATAATCCTAATGAAATAGTAATTCCTGTAATAGATCATGGTAATTTAATTAAAACTACTCAAGTATTACCCTCTAAGAAACAAGCAATTGATAAAACAGTAGAAATGGTACAAGGATTTAGAGACCTTGAGGAATGTTCTCCTTTTTGGGTAGCACAAGTAAATAGAAGTATTTCTTCTGTAAGTAGAACAAAAGATAATGAACATGAATTAATGTTAGAGGATGTGAAAGAATCTGGAGATGTAGGGGATGCATGTGATTTAGCTATGAGTTTATTTGACCCTATTAAATATGGACAATCCTCTAAAACAGGTTACAAGCCAATAGATTTTATAGATAAAACAGATGGTTCTAACTATTTCAGGTCAATACAAATTTTAAAATCTACTTATGGACAGGATTCTCTTAGAATACCTTTAGCATTTAATGGCTTTTGTGGACAATTCAAAGAATTACCTAAAAGAAACTCTATTTCCGAAACAGAATATCCCCAATTTATAGAAAACATTTTAAATAAATCATATTTTTTAACATGATAGAGATAATATTAATACTGATATTTATAGAACTAATTTTTTCACCAAGGGTAGATATAACAAAGAATAAAGATGTTCTATTATGGTACGGAAAAACGAAAAGAAAATACATAAAGTTATTTTAACACACAAAACAAAAATATTTTGTATTTTTACAAAAAAATTAAATTATGTCAGAAACAAAAAAGTTTAGTAGATTACCACTCAATGAAAAAGGTGAATTAATTAAAGGGGAATGTTCTTTAAAATCACCTACAAATCTTGTCTTTATTTCTCAAAAAAAGACAGGAAAGACATTAACTGCTGTAAATCAACCCAAGATTTTAATTGCTGATTGCGAAGGAGGAACAAAAGATTTTGGTTTTCCTGTAAACAATCAAGTAAACGTATTAAAATATGAAGGGGAAGAAGCATTTAAAAAAACAAATAAATATGGATGGCTTCCAATGGGATTATTTCAACTTGTAGATGAATTGAAACAAGCTAATGACATGACTACTTATTGGATATTATTTAATGAATTTGATGACAAAAAAGACAAAGTTACTTATGAAGCTCTTGTTAAACACATTAATAAAATGCCGTTCCCAATACTTATGTTAGATACAATTACTTCTTTTATTGAAGTATCTAATTCAGCAGCTTTACATGAATACAATCAAAATGTAAAGCCTGAAAGTAAAAAAACTGATATTAAAAGGGTCGATGAATACGGGGGGGTACGCCTCATAAGACGTAAGTTTGAAGAAGTTAAGTTATTTGTAGAACAAAATGCAGCACCTTTTATTATTTTTGCAGGGCATATTGCAGAAAAAAAGAAAGTATTTAAAAAATCGGAAGAAGATATATCTACAGTGGATATTGATTTGGAAGGAGTTTTAAGTAAAATATTTACGGTGAAAGCATCAGCAATTGGGATATTCCAAAGAACTAACGAAGGTTGTTTTTTAGACTTTACTAAAAGAGATGAGTCAGATTTAGGGGTACGAAACGCTCACCTATCTAATAAAACAATTAAGATAGCAGATTTTATTACTTCAGAAGAATTGGTTCAAGGTAAAACCCCCAAAACTTATTGGGGTACAATTTATCCAGAAATAGAATTTAAATAAATAAAAATGAAAGTTAACAAAGGAAACGACAGCAAAGAAAAAACACTCTACACAGGCGTAGGTTTAGTAACACCTCTGATTTTTAACCCAGATCGCCAGACTTTAGATAAAATTTTAGGCATAGAAAGAGATGAAGATTATGAACAAAAGCCTGAATTTGAATATGTGAAAGATGATGCAGTAGTAAAAGTTAAGAGAAAGAATGAAGAAGGGGAGGAATTTGATGAAGAAGTTGAAACTAAGAGATTAAATGTAACAGTTTGGGTTAGAGAAACTAAAACAGATGAGGTATTTCCAATTAATTTTACTTTGTATGATATTGACGATGTGTCTTCTACAGGAAAAACTAAATATATTACTCAACATGGTAAATCTACTTACATTGATAGTGAATCTAATTTGCCTGATTGGTTTAAATTTACTCCAGGTAAGAAGAAAATGGCTCTTAATTATAGAATAGCAAAAAGAGGAGAAACAGCATTGTTAGAATTTTTAGCTAAATGGACTAATATTTCTCCATTTGATATTGAGAGTTCATTATTTCCTGAAAATTCTAAAAAGTTTTGGAATGGTGACATGAAAGAATTGAATAGCCTTCTTTTAGATTTTGGTGATTCTTCTGTAATGGCTCAATTCGGAGTTAGAAGCAAGGAAGTAGAACAAGAGGATGGTTCTACAGAAACTAAAGAATACCAAACAATTAGTACTAAAGCATTTGCAAGTTCTAAATACATGAAATTCTTTAGAAATTATGCATCTAAAAATTTTGATGGATTATTGAAAGATGGAGATAATAAAAACTTTTTATCTTTTGATACTAAAGCAAAAATTGGGGATGATTCTATGTATGAATTAGCTAATTTCTTAAATAATATTCACGGAGAATATGGAGATAACAGCTACACAGTTAATGAAGAAATTAGAGAATATCAATCAGAAGAAAATCCACTGAATCAAGAGAAATCTATTGTTAGTTCAGAAACAGATGCAGATTATTAACAAGTTGACATAATTTAATAATGAAGTCCTAACATTGATTTGTTAGGACTTTTTTTAATTTTGTAAATATGGAAAAAGAAGAAATTTTAAACGATATTTCAGTAAGTAGCAGAATGAAAAATATTACTGAAGAAGAAAGAAAAATTATAGAATTTATTATAGATTATGCTTTTAAAGACTCTGAAAAAGTTTATACTAGTGGAACAATATTAGTTCCTTTATTTAGAGTATTAGATGGAATAACCCAAAAAGGAAAACCTTATTATGAAGGATAATGAAAGTAAAAAAACAAGTTGATTTAAAGGATTTAATATTTGAAAAAGTATCTCAAGAACAAATATTTAGATTTTATTATCCTTATGATTTTAAACTAAATCATTTATGTTTGAGTGCTTTTGTCAAAGAGAGAAACCCTTCTATGATTATAGGTACTAAATCACAAGATGGAGATATTATTTTTAAGTGTTTCAATAGTCATCATAAAGGAGATTGTATAGTTTTTGTTAAGGAATTGTTTAGTTTAGATTATCGAGAAGCACTTGAAAAGATTGCTAAAGATTTTGGGATTTTGGAAATAGACAATACTAGATATGAATCTATAATTAAACAATTACCTATTTCTAAAATCACTAAAAAGAAAACTGCTCCAGATATTGTTGTTGCTACAAGAAGTTTCAATAATGAAGAACTGTCGTATTGGAATGATTATTATCAAGATATAGAAGACTTAAAGAGAGAGCATATTTTTGTTCCTAAAAAAATTTGGGTCAATAAAGTACCTCTTATTTTAAAATCTACAGAATTGACATTTTGTTATTATTACCCAGAAATAGACAAGTGGAAATTATACAAGCCATTTGCTCCAAAAGATAGAAAATGGATGGGTAATGTTCCACTACAAACTTCTTGGGGATTAGAAAATATAGATAAAGAACAAAATACTATAGTAACAAAAAGTCTAAAAGATTATATGATTGTCAGAAAGATTTATAATTATGTTGTAGGTGTTCAAAATGAATCCCTAGCTGCATTCTCAGAAGAATTTTCTAAAAATATAACTATAGGTAGTAAAAAAGTATATTATGCTGGAGATAGCGATATTCCTGGAAAAGCAGCAAGTTATTTAATTACAGAAAATTTTAAATGGAAACATCTTAATCCTCCAGATAAGTATTTGCCTGAAATAAAAGATTGGGCAGATTTAGCTAAAAACCAAGGGATAGAATATGTTTATAATCATTTTAAAAATAAAAATATCTTATGACAGAAGAACAATTTATAAAATTTTTAAAAACTTATCCTTATGTATTTGAAATTTTAAGCGAGAAACATAATGGAGATTTACCTCATTGGTTATTTAGATAATTAAAAGATAAATTAAAATAATGTTTTAAGTATGAAAATAAATTATATAGAATGTAAGGAATGCAGTGATGTATTATTTTCTTTCAATAGGCATGATTATAAACAATGTACTTGTGGAAAATCTTTTATAGATGGTGGTTGGGATTATACTAGGTATTCAGGAGAATTAAAATCAGGAGAAATTAAAGATTTGATGCCTGAAATTAGAGAGCAGTTTAAATGGGGGCAAAATTATGATGAAAATAATAATAGATTATATAAAACTATTTTCAAAAAACTAGAAGAATTAGATATACGTCACATCAACAACATTATAGAATATCTTTTAGAAAAAGGTAGTTCTAAAGATGAAGAAAATAATTTTGTTTATCGTAAGCAAATAATGGCATATATATTAATATTTATTTATGAATTGCAAAATAGATTAAAAAATGGAAAAGAAATTTAAGCACAAAAAAACAGGTGAAATAATAACTTATAAAGATGGAGTTATTAAATCAGGAACATTTGTTTTAGATATGGGGTGTGAACCAAGTAGCGAATATTGGGAGGAAGTGAAAGAAACTTATCCTATTGGGACTAAAGCTAAAGATGAAGAAGATTCTGTTTGGGAACATTTAGGTAACAATAATTATAAATTATTTATTTCTCAAAGAATTATAATGCCTTTTGAAATAGGCGAAGGTAAAAGATTTCAAGTGATTGAAGAACCTAAAAAAGATTATGAAATATTGAGTTTAAGATATAATAATCATGATATTAGACCTTTTCAAGATGTAATTGTTGATTATAAAAATGATAAACCTGTTCGTAGAAGTGACAATAAATCTGTACATAATACTGTAGAAATATCAGAATTTACAAAAACAGATTGGGAAAAATACATTACTATTTTATCTGTAAGTAGATTAAGTGATGATTTTGTAATAACATTAGGGGATTATTGTAAAACTAAAAAGGGTTCAAGTGGTAAAGTCACAACTATTGAATTTTGTGGTAATGGTGAATTAAGAATAGGTTCTGATAAAAGATATTATGTAGGAATAAATGATGTTGTAAAGAGTGAAGTTTTATTTAGAACAGAAGACAATGTTGAAATTAGAGAAGGTGATAAATATTGCTGCATTTATAAAAACAATTTTGAACCATTTGAAGATTTAAAAATGTTTACTGCTAATAATGGAGTAGTTTTGAAAGATCAGTTTTTATTTTTTTCAACAAAAGAAGCTGCTGAAAATTTTATAATTTGTAACAAACCTTGCTTATCCTTTAATGATATTTGGAACATAAGCGACAATAAATCATCAGATAATAATTATGTTGTAGTGTCTAAAAAAGAACTAAAGCAACTTGTAAAATCTAAATTATGAAATGGAAAGATAAAATACTTAAACAAAAAGAACAAGGAAGAATCCCTAAACAATATTTTGGACTAGTTGTTGCTAATGTTGAACAAGCAATTAATGAATATAAATTGGAATTACTAGATAACATAGAGATATTATACCAAAATAGTAATAAAAATAAAGATTCTATAGAAGAAAGGAATAAATCCGCTTATTACACAAGATTAGAAACAATTCAAGAAATAATTAAAATAATCAACAAATGAAAAATTGGAAAAACACAACAGACTTTTTAAGAGAAATCCCTCTTCCAGAACAAACACGTACATATAAACCTGTCTCTCATGCAATTTTTATTGATGAAATAAAAGAAGAGCTTTACAAAAGAGGACATAGCGTTAAAACAGAAAGATATCTTACGGCTAACAATGGATTGATAATGACAGGTAATTTTACAGTAGATAATCCAGATAGTCATATAAACCCTGCTATTTTCTTTACTAATTCTTATAATAAAATGAGAAAAGCAGAATTGATGACGGGTGCTATTGTATTGGTTTGTAGCAACGGTCTAATCAGACAAGAAGTTGCTCACAGATTCTCTAAAAAACATAGTGGTACAGTATTAGAAGATTTGAGGAACAATATTGTTTTAGCAGTAGAATCTGTAGAAAAAGAATTTGAAAAATTGAAAAAGAATGCGGAAGAAATGAAACAAATTCAACTAACAGATAATCAAATTGCATCCATTATTGGAGATATGTATATTAATGAATCTATGATTAGTGAAACTCAATTATCTATCTTAAAAAAAGAAGTAAAAACTTCTGTAAATTTTGCAGATAAAACTGTATGGGATTTATATAATAATACTACTGAAGCTTTTAAGGATTCTCACCCTATGCATTTTGACAAGCAGCATTTAAAATTGCATGCGTACATGTCAGACTTATTTTCTTTAACTGGTTCAAGAGGACTTTATAAAAATAAAGAGTCTGTAATTCAAGAAGCTATCTTAGTTTAGAATCATTTTTAACTCTAAGCACCTATAGGAATTATCTTATAGGTGCTTTTTTAATTTAAAAAAATGGAAAAAGAAAAAAGAATTTATTTAGTAGATGACTACAACTATGAAGTTGAAACGTCTCCTTTTAATTGGGATGATGAAAAATTTATATCTGAAGCAGAAATTCAAGGAAATGTTTATAGTTTAGAAGGATTTGAAAAAGCTTGGAATGATAGAAGTTTACTCTCCAATTATACAATTAGAATAATATGACAAAAGTAGAATTTTTAAAAGATGTATCTTATGCAATAGATAGAATGAGAGGAAAAATGACAATTTTTTATAAAAATAAACCTTTAAAAACTATCCTATTACATAAAAATATGGATTACAATGAAAAGAATCAAAAATTAGCTGAAAAAATAGCATTAGAGTCACAAAAAGCAAAAGAATTAATAATATGAAAATAGAATTTGAAAATGAACCATTTGCAATAGATAAATGGTTAGCAGGTGAAATAACAGTTGATGTAGGAGATGATTTAGAGTACAAAGAGGAAATATATCCTTTTACATTATTTGCTTCAAGTGATAATGGAGTTTTAGAAGTAACTTGGACAGAAAATGAACCTTTTAAAAATTTAATCGAAATAGAAACAAAAATTAAACAAAAATACTTAGAAAATGAGAATAATACAAATAGCTTATGAACCTAATTTAAGTTTTGAATTTAAAAAATTTATAAAAACAAATGTAAACCCTTCAATGTGGTGTGATGACTCACAACAATATTTTATAGATTTTATTATTGATTCAGTAGATAATTTAGATTTTGAAATAGAAGAGAATGATAATAAAACATTATTAAAATTTTTAGAACAAGGTATAGATTATATAGAAATATGAGAAAATACTTAACTTATGATGATTTTTTAGGAAAATATCATCCTATAAAAAATCATTTAGATAAAAATGCTGGATATGATGGATATATGTTTGAAACTTTTGGAAAAGAATTAGAATTTGTGTTAAAAACTCAAATGCATTCTCCTCAACAAATATGGACTATAATAGATGGGGAGAATAATGACATGTGGATAATACCTGGCTATCATTATGAAAACAGATTAGGATTTATAATTACTAAAGAACCTATAAATAGAAATGAATTAGATGTAGAGTATTGTATGGAAAATTATTACACTACAGGAGAAGCAAAAAATTACACTATAGAATGTATAGAGTCTATATTTAATAAAGATTTATCTGAAGAAGAAATTGATTTAATTAATAATTATTATTCACAATTATGATAGAAGAAGTTGTATTAAAATTATCTGAAAATTTAATTCTAACTATAGAAGGACATTATTATCCAGAAGAACCTATGGTTTGGACTCTACCTAATGGTGATCCAGGACATCCTGGTTCTCCAAGTGAGTTTGAGATATATAACATAGAAATAACAAAAGGTAGTATCTATGATTTAATTGACTATTTAAATGGGACTTCTGATTTATGGGAATTTTTAACAGATTTATGTATTAAAAAAATAGAGGAAAAATGAAACAGTTAACAAATGAAGGTTATAGGTCTAAAAGAAAACTCAAATTATTAGAAGAAGAAGGTATTGGACAATTATTATTGGACTTTTATCAGTTATCAAGTAGTTATAATACTCCTAATTGTACTGTAGAACAAAATGTAAATTTGTTAATATCTAAATTAAAACAAAAATATGACCTTATTTTAGAAGAGTTTAAACCTAAAGAACAAATAAAAATGAATTTATGATAAATCAAGTAATAAATTATTATTGGGAAGATGAAAAGAAAAATTATGAAGAATTTCTTTTTGAGAATTATGAAAAATTCGTATTAGAAGAATTCAATAAATTAAATTTAGAAGATAAAAACAATGTAATTTATTGGTTAAATACAGAATATGGTACAAATCATATATTTATGATATTATTAGAATTAAAAAATCAAATAAATGAATAACACTTATTATAAAAAAGAAGGAAGAAAATACATTCCTGTGAATTATTATGAACCAGAGGGTTTATCAGAAGGTTTATGGTTAATAACTAAAAATAAATATTCTAAACAATATAATAGCATGCTATTTCCGATTCTGGTACACGAATTACAAAATGTTGGAAAATTTTGTGATTTTTATAAAGCGTACAAAGAAGAAATACAAAAAGTTGTTATGAAAGAGTATGAAGATTTTTTTAAAAAGAAGCGAGAAGAAGATCAATCATTTTCTATTTCAGAATTAACAGATTGTATAATTGCAGGATTAAGTAAAATAAAATAATTATGAAAAAATATTTTAGTTATAAAGATGGTTTTACAGATGCGTTACCAAATATTAATCAAACTGATTATTTACAAGTAGTCAAATGCGAACATACAGAAAAAGAAGTATTGCAATTATATTATTTTGGAATGAATGGGGAAAATGCATTATGCTTACATTCAGAGGATGAAAAAAATACTCAAAAATCTGTAAAATTATTTAAACAAGAAAATCCAGATTTTTGTAAATATTTGGAATTTTTTACAGAAGATAACCCTATTAGATTTAATCAAATAATGAACAAATATTATGAAAGAAAATAAAGGTACAAGAGCTAAAAAAGTGATGTTTTCTAAATCCTTACATTTCATGGGGAGAAATGGTTATTATAAAGCAATTGGATTAGAAATGTGGAAATATAATGAATACCCAGAATTAGGAGTTCAAATATACCCAATTACTTCTAAAAATAAATTAGGAAATTGTCAAATAGAAATTCCATTAGAAGATATTGATTTATTTATTGATACATTAAAAGATTTAAAATGAAAAAATTTATATTTTCTCATAAAAATAACTCAATTGTAATTCAACTAATTGCAGATAATTTTGAGGAGGCTGAAATTCTACTCGAAGAAATAGTGAAAGACACTTGGTGCTTTGTAGTAGAAAATGAAGAAGGAGAATAAATGTAAAAATAATATTCAAAAATGAGTAAAATACATCAAAAAGTCATTGATTCTTTTTTAGAAGGTAAACAATGTAGAATAAATAATACAATGACAAATGGTTCGGAATTGTTTTTATTTAGTAATTGTATAGCAAGAAAAGATGGGAAAAATATGCAAGTAACTACTGCTAAATTCAATACTGTAACTACAAGAGACAGATTAAATATGCTACCTGGAGTTTGGGTTAGATGCAGAAAAGGAAATTTACAAATAAATTTTCAATCTAAATGGCAGGATTGGGATGGTGAATGGATAAATATAGAAAAATGAAAAAAGTAACTATAGAAGAATTACGAGAAGGAGATGAAATAATTGTTGCAAGTGGTTCAAAACTAAAATATTTAAAAGTTTTAAAAAACCCTACTTTATCAGACAAGAAGGGTTGGAAAAAGGATGTTGACGCAAATGGATATTTTTACTGGAATACTTCAGCAAATAAGTATAAAAATTTATTGTGTTCTACAACTGTAAATGAAGTAACGTATAAATTTAAGGGGTATAGAGCAACTCAGGTAGAATACTTTAAAACTTTTAAAGAGCCTGTTTATGAAAAAGATTCAACAAAACACAACAAAAGAGTTAGCATAGATTTAAATTACAAAGACATTTTACTAATTAAAAGACGTGAGCAATGATTTTAGAACAAAAGCAAACAAATTTATTAATTGCAGGAGAAGACTCTTCTAAGAAGGCAACTATTAATCAAGGTAAAATTGCTAAATTGCAATACCTTTTAACAAAAGGTTTATATTCCGACCCTATTAGCGCAACTATAGTTGAGCTGACCAATAATGGGGTAGATTCTATAGTACAATCAGGAAAAAATCCAATAGAACATCCAGTAATTGTTACAATTACAGATTCTTTGTTATCTATAGAAGATAAAGGTATTGGTTTAAATAAAGAAGAGTTTGAAAATGTAGTGATGAATTATTTAACTTCTACTAAAGAAGATGATAATCAAGCGATTGGGTATTTCGGAATTGGTTCGAAAAGTTTTTTATCATTAGATAGAAGTGCTACTTTTATTTGTAGAAAAGATGGTTTAGAGTATAAATTTTTGTGCTATCAAGGAGAAGAATTCTTAGAATACGATTTGATATATGAAAATGAAACCAAAGAAGAAAATGGTGTAAGAGTAGAAATTTCTATTAATGGTTGGAGAGAGAAATCTGATTTTGAAAATAAAGCAATTAAAAAATTAGCATATTATGATACAGTTTTATTGTATATAGATAACAAATTAATAGATAATAAAATAATAAGAAATGAGCACTGGCAATATTCAAATAACTCGTGTAATAATTCATTACATTTTTGTTTAAAGGATGTTTATTACGAAATTGATTGGAATAAGTTGGGGATAAATAGAATTAATTTACCAATAGCTTTAAGATTTGGATTAGATTCTGGTATAACACCAACACCATCAAGAGAGAACATTTTATATACTGCTGAAACAATAGAGCTAATAAAAAGAAAGATAGAAACAGTTGCAAATTGGTTCGTAGAAAAATACAATGAAAATGTTAAAGAATATGATACTATTTTAGATGCTTGGAAAGAATTTAATAAACATTCTAAATATGTAGAATTAAGAGACAAAACTTTTTGTATTGATTCCATTATTAAATATGCTACAGAAGTTCCTAAAGAATTCAGTGTAAAAAATCTTCCAGATGCTATATATTTTCACAATAAAGTTTTTTCTATCTTAAATAATTATCACTACGTAGGATATTCTGATTATTATGGAAATTTATATAAGAAAAATATAGGGGTTTGGAAAGCAGATTTTTTAATAGATAATACAAGCTTTACTGTAATAGTAAACGAAGTTCCGTCTAGGAATGTAAAAAGTTTTTTATTAGAAAAATATGAAGGTAAAGAAGTTTATTACTTGGTTCCCCATAAAGAACAAAAAAGAAGGTTTAAACCTGAAAAAGGTAAACTTCACGATGAATTTTGTTATTGGGACATCTTAAATCTAAATAATGTATCTAAATCCAGTTGGAGTACTTATATTAGACAATTTAATTTAGTAGAGTCTCAATTTAGAGATAAATTAATTGATGAAACTAATGTAGAGACATCTGAAGAATTCTTAAAATGGAAAGAAAATAAAAAACAAGAACGTAAATCTAAACCAAGAAATGTAGATTCTAATTATGTAGTTTTAGATAAAAAAGAAGATGAATTTACTTTAGCTGTTTGTAGAAATTCAAGTTTTTATGGAAAATGTGCTTTTGATAAACAAACTGAAAAAGTACATGTAAGTTCTAAGAATAAATTTTTAACAGTTTATTTTGATGAAACAGACAGAGAAAAAGCAGAATTTTACTTTAAAATTGTAAAAAATATTAGAATTGCCATCATTGGTAAAAGAGAAAGACTTAAAATTCAAAACAATCACAACTTTATGACACCAGAACAATTTGAAAAATCAAAACCATTTAGAAGATTAGTAACAGCTATTAAATTTAGTAACTTGTTAGACAAATATCGAGATATGAAAAATAATTCTAACAGCATTATAAGAAAATGTTTACCTAAATTAAATACCGACTTAGAAATTTTAGAAGAATACGTTAGGAAAAATTTTAAAGATGCACATTCCTCTACTCAAATTATTATGGATTTAGCGGAATCTCAAAATCTTTGGGATTATGAACATATGGATACATATAATAGAATAGAAAAAGAATTAGAACAATATTCATTCTTACAATATCTTAAAGTACCTAGTTATTGGGACAAGAAAGCAGAAAAAGAAATTAACTCTATTATTACTAAAATGCTATATGTTCAAAAAACTGTCAGAGGTCTGCATGATAATATTGAAATCACAATTAAAAATGAAGAAAATGTTGCTGCTTAAAAACTATTTAAAATCTCTACAAGAATTAATAGAAAAATATCCAGAAGCCAGTGAATATCCAATTATTTATTCTCATGATGACGAAGGTAATGAATATCAAAGAGTTATAAATGAACCTTGTTTATGCCAAATAAAAGATTTAAACAAAGAATCTTATAGATACTTAGATTTAGTAGCATTTATAAATGATGGTAGTGATTGTAACGCAGTAATAATTAATTAAAAAATATGGCAAGTCCTTATAAACATGCTTTAAATTCAGTAGAAAAATGGGGAGGCAATTATAAAGATTACCTTCCTATTCATGAATTTTTAGATTCGACAAAATTACATTTAACTACATGGCAACATAGAGCCATTTTACATAATACATTTGGAGTAGGAATATGTGAACAAGTTTTTGGTACATTTATAACAAATTCTGATAAAAAAGAAATTGAAGTCAGATATATTGCCATAAAACACATAGAAGAAGATTGTGGAATAGTTCCTACAATAGAACAATGGTTAAATGATTTAAAACCTAAAAAATTTGCAATTAATTTTAAAAAAGAAACAAGATGAATGTAAAACAAACAATTAAAGACTTAAAAGTAAAATTTCCTAATATCAATAAAATAAGTATTGAATATATAGGAAGTGGAGATAGTTTTGAAGATTTTTGGAATTTAGAAACTACTCCAGAATCAGATATTGAACAATCTGATATTGAAGATTTATTATGGTATGCTATAGATAATTCTGATGCTAATTTTAATAATGAAGGGTCAGAAGGAGAAATCATAATTGATTTAGATAATGAAAAAATGTCTATTGATAATTATTGGATAATTTATGATAAGCAGTCTACAGGATTAGTCACGTTTGAAGAATAACTAATTAATAACAGGTAAAGATAGGTAGAAATATCTATCTTTACTTTTAAATTTGACAAAATGATTTATTTAAAACAGTTAAAAAGTAGTAATTGGAAAAAGTCTGATTTATGGAATTACGATATTGTTTTAGAAGTTGATGAATTAGAAGAATGGTGGAAAAATAAAATAGGTAAAGTAATTAAAGCTACTTATAGTCAATCCAAAACTTATTATAAAGATTGTCAAGAATTTATAACTAAAAACAAACTAAAATGAATTTATTAAACAAGTTTAAAGAGTTTTTTACAAACTCTAAAATAAAAGAATTAGAGGAAAAAATAACTCAAATTCAGAAAAACCAAATAGTGTCTGCAGTAAAAAAATCAGAAGTTTTAGCTCCTCCTTCTATGGTAAAGCTAATTCAAAAATGTATTTACAATGTAGGTACAAAAAACATTGATGTAGTATTTACAGATGGAGATGTAATAAGTGGAGTTGTAGAATCAAATATTTATGAACAAATCAGAAATACTTCGTCTAAAGAAGATGTGTTGCGGTTGTTAACTCCTAACAATGTTAAAGGAAGTGATTATGACATAGACAAAAATGATGATGAGAAATTTATTAAAGAACAAATTACTCCTATTGTAAGTATTTTATCAGAAATAGATAATTTTGAAGTTGTTGGGGAAGATGTATTTTTAAAAGGAGTTAAATCTATAGCTATTCCAAGTTCTATTGTGGCTGAGTTTATTAGAATAGTATCAGAAATGGATAAAAACAGAGAAAGGGAATATGGATTAGAATACATTTCAAAAGATGCTGATTTAGGAGAAGAATATAATTCTCTTTTGATGTTTACTTATAAACTGCTTTTGAACCCACTAAAAGAGTCAAGAGAACAACTTCTGAATTTTATCAAAAAAAATGATATTAAAATTACATCTTATGGTAATTTGGTACTTTATAGAGCTTGTTGGGAATCAAAAACTGAAGATACAGAGTTAATTAGATTTGTAGCTAAAGAATACCTCAAAATTAAAGCATGGAAAAAATCGCCTAAAAACTATACAGTAGCATCAAGATTAGGTAATTACAAACTACTTTTAAATAATGAGATACCAAAAGATGATAATCCTTATTGGGAAAATCAAGGAAATCTTGCAGAATTATATTCTAAACTTCCCGAAATGCAATCTAAAGGAAAGCAATATTATTCCGATCATGGAAAGAAGAAAATTGTAATAGGAGATATTTATAAAATAGATGACAAAGATGTAAATTTAGATGCAAATGTCTGTGCTGCTGGGGGATTACATTGTGCTTCATATGATTATGATTATAGTGGATTTGGAGATACTAATCTTATTGTGCTAGTAAATCCTTCAAAAACTATAACTGTACCTACTTACGATTTTTCTAAAATGAGAGTAAGCGAAATGATGATTGTAGGAATTAATCCTAATGAAAGAGGTGTACATATTGATGAAGGATTCTACTCCAATTTAGATGAAAACTACCATAACTACTCTATAGATGAACTACAAGAAGCATTTAAAAACAAATCTTTTGAACCTATTAGTGTATCTACAGAGATTACTGATTTAACTATGAAAGAAATAATCAATATTACAAAAGTTTTAAAACATAGAGTAATAGAAATTATTTAATTAATACTTAATAACAAGAGTAGTATTTTATTACTACTCTTGTTATTTTAATTTAAAAGAAATTTGTAAATGAAAGAATATAAAAAATTTAAAAATTATATTATATGAGGAATAAAAAGTATAATATTTCATATACAGAAGATAATGATGGATTATATTATCTATGTTTAAATGAAGAAAAAATAGCTACAATTCCTAAAAATATAAATCATCACAAATTAATAGATGTTATTCAAAACTTTATATTAGATTATAATAATTTTAACAACTTAGTAATTCAAAATGACGAAGATTATTTAGGTATAATTATAGATTTATATAATGATGAAGACTATCTTTTAGGGTCAACTTATTGGTTTGAAGATTTTGAATAAGAATTAAATTAATTTTAAAAATATGCCAACAGTAAATGAAACAATCAAAGCTCTACAAGAGATAGTAGCTTTAAATCCTAAGTTTGGAGAATTTGAAACTATATATGCTACTGATTATGAAGGAAATGAATATAATAAAGTAATTTCAATTCCATGTTTAGCTAAAGTAGTAGATATAGAACAAAATAATTATTTAGAAATAATAGATTTTCATAATATAGATGAAAAACCATCATTTTTAGAAAGATGTAATTGTGTAATAATTAATTAAGAAAATATGGGTAAAATACCAGCAGCAGAAGAATTCTACGATAAAAGTAAACATGATTCTATTTTAGATATAATGACTGATTTTGCTAAACTTCATGTAAAAGCAGCTTTAAAAGAAGCATTAGAAGCATTTCAGAAATCTATAGAAATAATTGACAATCAAATAATTAAACTTAAAGAAAATGAAAATTAATATAGAAAAATACCTTTCAGAAGAAGAAATAAAAGATATATGTAAAGAAGAAATTAGAAAACATGTTAGAAATTGTGTAGGAGATTTATCTGTTTCTTCAGATGTAGGTAGAGTTTTTGTAACAAAACTTGCTCAAAAGTTAGCTAAAGAAGGAGTTCAAGAAATTATACCTAATTTTAAAGAACTAATAAATGAACAAATAGAATCTCAAATTAAAAAAGTTACACTTTCTGACTTTTTTGTTAGTTCATTTGGCTGGAGTAATACAGGTAATAAAATTTTAAATGAAGTTTTATCAAATAATAAGGAATTATTAGATGCTAAAATTAAAGAAATATTTCAAATTAAATTAAAAGAACATTAATCATGTCAAGAAAATCAGATTTTGACATATTCTTAGAAAAATTTAACCCTCTTCACCATCCAAATGAAGAGGGTTTTTATATGTATGAAACATACGGAGAAGAATATGAAATGGTGCAGAAACATATAAAAGAAAAAAGAAATGAATATTGTTGGACAGTAGTAGATGCTGATGGAAAACTTTATTTAATTCCTGGGTGGCATTGGGCAAATCGAATGGGCTATATATTAACAACAGTTCCTTTTAAAGAAGGAGAAAGAGATTATAAATATTAAAGAATTATGACAGAAAGAAAACTTCTTAAAAGAAATTAGCTAAATTAAAACAATTTAAATCTGCTTTACCAAGATTAATAGATTGCAGTAATGTAAATGGAGATGACTTTTACAATTCTAAAGATTTAGAAGATGTAAATAAGCAAATTGAAGAAATAGAAAAAATAATAGCAAAAAATAGGAAAATCACTTGTTGATAAAAATACAAAAGAAATCAAAATAATTAAATATGGAATTACATTACAAGTGTACCATGTGGTGCAAATTAATATTTTCTGATGAAACAAATAAAAAAGATTTAATACAAAAATTAAATGAAGGGTATTTACCTTTAGAATTAGGATATAATGAAAGTGTAGAGGGAGTAAATAATACAGAGTGGATACCTATTAATGATACAGAAGAATTTATATCTGTTGAAGAAAACGATAACCAGTCTACTATTAAATTATATGATAACATATCAAAAGCTCCTATATGGGACAATAGTTATGAATCGGAAATTAAAAGAAGGTTAAGTCGTAAAAATTAAAGTTTATAAATATTTTAAAAAATTTAACTAATTGATTTATGATTAAGTTTTCAAAAATTCAAAGAGGTTATTACCCTATATCATATTCCGATATAAATAAATATATAAAGGTCTGTAGAAAGTGGGATTATGGAAATAAAGACACCTGTAAATATTGTGCAGAACAAATTATAGAAAAATTACAATTAATTCACCCTTCTTTAATAATTAAAGATTCATTATATAATGAATTGGTAGAAATAATACATGATTTAAATAATGGAAAATTGTATAAAAATAAACATCTTTTAATTTCTATAAATTAATATTATGATAGAAAAAAAATTAGCATTATGTCAACATTTAGGTATTGATTATTTTAATTATAATGAGGAATATTATATAGGAAGTAATCAAGATAAATTTGACGAAGAAACATCTTCTTTAGTTGAAGAAGAAATAGAGAAATTATTAGAAGATTATTTATTAGTAGATAGTGAAATTAATAATGAATATGATAATACATACAATTATGAAAAAAATGAATATCTAATAGTAACAGATGAAGAAGCTGAAGAAGAATGGGAAAATAATTTAGATAATTATATAGAAGAATGTGTACTTCCTGAACTACCTAAACAATATAGATATTATTTTGATGAAGATAGTTTTAAAAGAGATTGTAAATATGATGGAAGAGGACATTCTTTAGCTTCTTATGATGGGAGGGAAAATGAAGAAATAGTAGGAAACATTTATTATTATATTTATAGAATAAATTAAACTAAATGGAAAATTCACTGACAAATCAACTTATAGATAATTACTACGATGAATTGTCTAAAGTAAGAACTGAACTTACAAACAGAATAAAAGATATTGTAAAAGAAAATATAGTTATATATGACACTTCAGAAGGTACAGATGATACCTACTATGAACTTCCTACTTTTTATACAGTAAACAAGTATAGTCAATATGATACTTACAGCATTGTTAAGATTACTAAAGACTTAGAAATAGTAGGTAATGGTTGGGATGAGGGTAATACTTACACGCAAGATATTACAGAACTTACTTTAGATAGTTTATACGAATTATACATCGAATTAACAAAAGGGAATTAATGATAAGTGAAAAACAGATTGTGAAAAATTTAGATAGGGTCTGGCAAATGTCAGACCCTTTTTTAATTGATGGAAAAGAATGGTACTATAAAGCAAGAGATTATGCAGATGAATTAGCTATCGAGTTTAAAATTGATTTGTATCAATCAGCAGCTATAATAAGTGCATTAAGTCCACTTAAAGAATGGAATCTCAATAAAAGAATTGCAAGAGAGTTTTTAGAAGGAAAGAGAGATATTCATTTTTATAGACAAGTTCAAAAGGCAAAAAGAGTATTGATGACTGAAAAAGAGCATAGAGTTCCAGTAATTCTTAACGGTAGAAAAACTATTTCTTTTTATAAAAATATTTATACTCCTTGGGACAATGAATTTGTTACAGTGGATACACATGTAGTAGATGCGCTTATAGCTCCTAAAGCGAATATAACTCCAAAGCGTTATAATTTAATACAAACTTCAATTACAAATCATGCAAAAAAGGTAAATTTGAGACCTTGTGAGGTACAAAGCATACTATGGTTAACACACAAAAATTATAAAAATGGAAGATAATATAGAAACAAACAGTGCATCTTTTAGAATACAATTAAGTTCAAATTGGTTTAGGGAGAATGATATAATTTCCGAAGATTTAGTTGTTTTAGAAAAACCTAAAAGAAAATGGTACAAAGTATTTTTTCAATTTTTAACCATAGGGTTTTATCAAGCACCTTGGGAATATAAAGTAAAAAGAAAAAAATGAAAATATTTAAAGAATTAAAAAAACTTGGTTACAAGCATTATACAGAATACACTATTGAAGAACTATACAACTTACCATTAAACTCTGAAGAAAGAATAATAGAACAATCTTTAGTTTTGAGATGGTTTAGAGAGAAGTATAATCTACCAAGCCATATTCATACTATGTGGCAATATGATTGGAATAATTATTCTTATCAATGGCATATTACAGAAAATAAAGAAGAATGGAATTGTATAGAACATTTCAAAACATATGAAGAAGCAGAACAAGCTTGTTTAGATAGATTAATTGAAATAGTAAATGAAAGTAAAAAAGATTAGAAACAAAAATGAACTGCCTCCTAAACCTAAAAAATTGCCCGAAAAGAAAACAGTGGTTAGGTTTGATTTTGAGGGTGATGATGGTTTAAAATATAGAATACCTAAAGCAAGATTAAAGATTAATGAAAATGGAGGAGCAAGCTGTCTTATAAAAGATGAAAATAATAAATGGAAAGCTATTAAAGGTAAATTGAAATCTATAAAAATTGTTTATGAAACTAAAAAAGTAAAAAAAAATAAATGAATAACATATTAATTAAATCTATTTCTTACGATGAAAATGAAATATTAAATAACATTATAAAACTTCATTGTAAAACAAATATTGAATTAGATGCTACTTTTAGTAAAGGTAATTTTTACAAAGGAAAAGTTAAAGAACCAATCTGGAAATTCGATTTATATCCTCAAGTAAGTGGAGTTGTTAAAGCTGATTGTAGAGATTTATCTAATTATGTAAAAGATGGTTGCATCAATACTTTAATATTTGACCCTCCATTTTTAGCTACCAAAGGTAAATCTTTAGATATTAATAACCAATCAAATAAGATAAATAAGAGATTTGGTATTTATCCTACCGAAAAAGAACTTCATCAATTTTATATAGATAGCCTTAAAGAATTTTATAGAATACTTAAAAATAATGGTATTTTAATATTTAAATGTCAAGATAAAGTAAGTTCAGGAAATCAATATTTAAGTCATGTATTTATTATAAACGAAGCAGAAAAAATGGGGTTTTATATCAAAGATTTATTTATTTTATTAGCTAAAAATAGAATAGTTGCTAATTGGCAACTCAAAAATCAAAAAAATGCAAGAAAATTTCATTGTTATTATTTAGTTTTGCAAAAAAGTAAAAAGAAAATAAACTATATATGAATGAACAAATAAAAGAAATTGAGCATGTGATGTATTTAATTGCTCTTAAAAGAAGACACGGTGATTCTTCTATGGAAGTATATATTAAATATCCTGGAACTTTATCTCATTTACAATCAATAGGTTATGATGTAAATGAAATAGAAAGAGATTGTTTAACTAAAATTATTGTGACATGGTAGTATATAATATTTAAAAAATTATAGTATCTTTAGGAAATGAAAATTTGTGGAATATATAAAATAACTTCTCCTTCTGGTCGAATTTATATTGGACAAAGTATTGATATACAAAAAAGATGGAATCAATATAAATATAATAGTTGTAAATCCCAAACCAAATTATATAACTCACTCAAAAAGTATGGATGGGAAAATCATAAATTTGAAATAATAGAAGAATGTAGTAAAGAAGAACTTTCCAACAGAGAAAAGTTCTGGGAAAGTACTATAGAGAAAAAATGTCTACTAAACATTATAGAATGTGGTAAAACTCCTCCTAAAAATAACAAACAATCATTTATTGAAAGATATGGGGCAAAAGAAGGTATTAAAAAATGGAATAGTTATATAAACAATAAATCTATAAAGGCTTCTGGTAAAATAGCATGGAATAAAGGAAAGACTGGAAACCAAAGTCATATGTATGGAATTATAGTTAAAGAAAATTCCAAAATAAAACAAGTACAAAATTCAAAATATAATAAATTATATCAATATGATAAAGAAGGAAATTTTATTAAAGAGTGGGAAAGAATATCAATTGCAAAAAAGGAATTGAATATCTCTATAAACTGCACAACTAATTTAGAAAAAATAAAATATTCTGGAGGGTATATATGGTTTTCAGAAAAACATAAATGCTTAATAGTAGATTTAAAGAAGTTTATTGATTTATCTAAAATAAAACCTAAAAGAGTTTTTAATTCCTATATTCTAAGTGAAATGCAAAACAGAATGAGAAAAATTGCGAAAAATAAAGAATACCATGAAAAAGCTATCTTTAATAGGGAAAGTAATTTATCTAATGAAGATAAACTTAGAAGAATAGAATTTGCAAAAACTCTATACTTAAAAAGTAATCTACAGAAATCTATTTTACAGTATGATTTAGATGGTAATTTTATCAAAAAATGGTCTTCTATAACTGAGGCTGCTAAAACTATTGATAGTATAAATTTTAAATCTATTATACCAAAAATAATAATGGTAGCTAAAGGTAAAAGAAATAAAACGAGAGGTTTTAAATGGTGCTATGAAAAAATGGAAATATAATGAAAAATATATAAACTCTATAGAGGATTGTCCAAAAGAATCAATAGGTTTTGTATATAAAATAACTAATAAAAAAAATGATTCATATTATATAGGGTCTAAAAAATTATTTTTTAAAAAAACTAAGAAAATTAGTAAGAAGAAAGCTAATGAAATTTATAAAGGAAGGGGTCGTAAAAAAACTAAAGAAACTATTAAAACAGAATCGGATTTTTTAGAATATCTTTCATCATCAAAGAAAGTACAGGAAATGATTGCAGAACAAGGGTTAGAAAATTTTAGATTTGATATCTTAAAGTTTTGTTCATCCTACACCGAAATGATGATGGAAGAAACTTTCTTAATTTTACAATCTTTTATAAATAAGGAGGAAAAAATCTTAAATGATTGGCTTTCACTTAAAATTCGTAAACCAAAATAAAATGAAAACAGAAGAAGTAGTAGATAGACTAACGAGTAGACTTTGGGGTAAAGATGCAGAAAAAGAACATAATTTTTCCCATTATTTTTCTTATATAAAAAACGGTTATATTGAATCAATTTCTCTAACTGTAAATGAAGAAAACTTTTCAATCAATATAGATTTATGGAATAGTGAAAATGATGATAGAGAATGGATTGAAAGTATAAATGATTATGACGATTTATTTCACCATATACTATGGAAATACGAAAAAGTAATTTCAACATTATTAGAAATAAAAAAAGATTTAATTATATGAAAGTAACATTAAATATCGAGAACGATGCTGAATTAAGAACATACATTAAAGATTGTATAAAAGGTCAAGTTTTAAGTATTGTTAGAGAAGAATTTCTTGAAATTGTAAAAGAAGAATTGGAGAAAAAGATAAAAGGAACCTCAAAATATCAATTTAAAACTATGCAGCAAGAAGCTATGAATAAAGCAACAAGCGATATTCTTCGAACAGAACACAATGTTGCAAGTTGGAATCAAAGTTTTATAGAACCATATATAAATAAAAAGATGGATGAGGTTCTAAAAAATAAAAATTGGAAACTATTGGTAGATACTTTAGCAAAAGAAAAGGTTAAAAAATTAATAGAATGATTTATGCAAATAAACAAATCAGAATACAGAAAAATAAATAAACTTAGTGCAAGTGATATTAAGTTATTTGAAAAAGACAGAAATAAATTCTATAGAACTAAAATATTAGGAGAGCGTCAAGAAGATTTGACTTCTTCTGCTATAGTCCTTGGAACATTGGTAGACTTTATTTTGAGCGAGTGCAGAGGTTCTTTAGATGAATTTGATAGACGTTTTGATGAAAAGTTTAAATTGCTGAGTGTAAAAAAAGGTAGTGGTCAAATGTTTTTATTAGTAGATGAACTTTTTAAACTTACGCTTAGAGATATGGATGAAGAAGGAAATATAACTTCTTCATTTTCAACTCGTTTTGAAGAAGCGTTTGATAAAATTCAATCTCAAGATAAATTTAAAGGTAAAAAAGTAGAATGGGCTTTAGAACAATTTAGAAATTCAGATGAAGAAATTTATTTCCAAGAATGTTTAAGTTCTATAGGAAAATATGTAGTAGACCAATCAATGCTGGAAAAAGCTAAATCTGTAGTAGAAAGAGTTATTCAAGATGAAAATATTAATTGGTTATTTAATGGTGCTCAAGAGTTAGATAATTTAGGTAAAACTGTCATAGAATTTGAATATCTAGGAATGGAATGTAAATGTGAAATAGATGATTTATCTATTGACCATTTAAATAAAAAAATAATTATTACTGAAATTAAGACATCTTACGATATTGAAGATTCATTCGAATATACATATCTAAAAAGAAGATATGATTTAGCTGCTGGGTTTTATTACCTAGCTGTAAATCAAGAATTTAGAGAAAAACAAGGTCTACAAGATTACGAGATAGAATTTCAGTTTTTAGCAGTAGATACTTCTAAAGAAAAATTACGACCTCTTATTTACAAATTGTCTAAGATTGATATTGACAATTCCATTAACGGATTTACTTTAAAAACAGGTCATTATTACAAAGGATTGATTGAACTAATAAATGAAATCAAATGGTGTAATGAACAAAGTCAATGGTCAATTTCAAAAATTGCTTATGAGAATAACAGTATATTAAATTTAGAAATTAATTATGATACTACAGAAGAATGAAATACAAGATATTATAAATAAAAAATCAAATTCTAAAAATGACCTTTACATTAGTGAAGAAGAGTGTTTAAATTTAATAGAAACTTATATCTTTTATAAGAAAGGTATAAAAATAAATGATATTATTCCTCCTACTGTCTATCTTAAACAAGGAGCATTAGGTAAATTATTAGGACAAGAACATTTAAAATTAATGCATTTAGCAACAGATATTGCTTGGTCATACTTTGTAAAAGAACTTAACGAAAGTTTTACAGAAGAAAAACATTAAAATTAGTATATTTGCACTATGGGACAATTACAGAATACGCAAAAAATAAAAGGGTTAAAGTCGCAAGTTGAGAAATTAAAAGCTGAAAGGCAGTTAATAATTCAAGAAGTTGCTGTAAAGCAACAACAAACTAACATGTTGAAGAGACAAATTTCTGAAATTGAATCTAAGATTAAACAACTTGAAAATATTACAGAAAGTGAACCAAGATGTTCGGAGCATGCAATTTTAAGACTTTTAGAACGTAAACAAAATATAAATTTAGATTATATCAATGGTTACATCTTGTCTCCAAAAATAAAGCAAATGTTAGAAGTTTTAGGAGGAAATGGTAAATATCCTCATGAGGATGGATTTACAGTAGTTTTTAAAGATTATACAGCAACAACAATTATTTAAATATGGCAAAGAAAGAAGAAAAACAAGGAGTAGACAAAACATTAGCGGATTTGGAAGCTAAATATGGATTAGGTAAATTAAAAAAAGAAGAATTAATTATTGTAGATAGTGGAAGTTATAGCATTAATAATGCTACTAATTTGGGGGGATACCCATTGGGAAAATTAATAGAAATATATGGAGCAGAGTCATGTGGAAAGTCAACAATAGTTTTACATGCCATAGCTTCATTCCAAAAAAGATTTCCAGAAAAAAAAGTTGCATTATTTGATTATGAATACAGTTTTAGTCCAGACTATGCAGAAAATCTAGGGGTAAATGTAGATGAATTATTAATATATCAACCAGATAATCAGGAACAGGGTTATGATATGATAGTAGGTCTTCTAGAAAAAGAACTATGTTCTTTAGTAGTATTAGATAGCCATACTTCAGCCATTCCTATAAAAATTATAGAAGGTGAAATGGGGGATGCTACTATGGGTCTACAAGCTAGGAACAATAGTAAATTTTTAGGAAAAATAAAAGGGTTATTAGATAGAAGTAAAACAACCATGTTAGCTATATCTCAAACCAGAGCTAATATAGGAGGAATGGGAGATATCAATGTTCCTACTGGAGGAAATTCTTGGAAATTTTATTCAGATATGAGATTCAAAATTTGGAAATCTAATGATAAAGTCAATGAACTAAATAAAACTACTTTGGACGTAATTAAAAATAAATGTGCTACACCTTTTGGGAAAGCAGAATTTGATATAGTTTGGGGGGAAGGTATAGATACATTAAAAGAAATAATAGAAATTGCTTCTGAAAAAGGGGTTATTAAAAAAGCAGGTTCGTGGTACAGTTATGAAGAAAACAAAATTGGACAAGGTATAGATTCTGTAAAAAAATTATTCAAAGATAATCCAGAACTTTTAGAAGAAATCAAACAAAAAATTTTGGAGAAATGAAAATAATTGCTAAATTTATAGGCAGAGATGGTTCTTTAGGTTATAAAAATTGTAAGTATTATCATTTAAATCTTAGAGTGGGTGAAAACAGAGTATGTGTAACAAGAAAAGATGAATGGGGAGGTTCATGGGAATATTCATCATTCATTAAGTTCTTAGAAAATCGGACAGACATTAATATACAGAATGATTAGAGCAAATAGAACTACACAATTATTACTTCCTTTTTACAGCACTTTTGGAAATGAATTTATAAATAATTTCACAAATATTATAGGTTCTAAAGCTGAAAATATAAGATTATATATAGGAGATTCTAAATACAGTTCCTCGTACAAAGAAAAAAATGTGTTTATTAATGAACCAATTATTTTTGTTCAACTATTAGAAGAACCATTTAATTTTGAAAAACATCTTTTATATATACAATCTCATCAAAATTATATCACTGATTATGAACAAGAAAACTATAAAATAATAGTTTTTAAATTAGATGAACCTTATTTAACAGCATTAAAGAATTTAAAACAATCAAAATACTCTAAAATGTATAATGATTCTTTATTAGATAAATTCTTTTCTGGTACAAGAGATTGGTATTTAATGTATGTAGATGATTATAAATCTGTTATTTTCAATACCACTGTTAATAGAAAAGAGGTTACAGAAACTCAAATGAGAGATAAATGGGAATCAATTAATGCAGAAAACTTCTATAAAAATATCATTCTTAGTCCATATCATGTTTTTAAAAAAACAAAAAATTTAAAAACATTGTTAGAAATAATATATAATGCAAAAATACCTGAAGAAAATGAATTGGTTTCTGAAATAAAATTAGAACAAGAAATATTAAATTATGAAATTGAAAATTAAAAAATTACACCCAAATGCTGTAATTCCTAAACAAACTACAGAATTAGCTGGAGGTTGGGATGTTACCTGCACAGAAATTGTGCAGGAATCTCCTGACTTTATAATCTGTAAATTAGGATTTGCACTGCAACCACCAGCAGGTTATAGAGTAATACTTGTTCCTAGGAGTTCTTTTACTAAAACTATATGGGTAATGCAAAATTCTCCAGGAACAGGAGATGCTGATTATTTAGGGGAATACCAATATAGACTAAGAGCATTACCTATTAGAAATAATGTATTAGGAACTGCTTTTGTATACCCAGAAGTTCCATTTAAAGTTGGAGATAGAATTGGACAGATTTATTTAGAGGAAGTAATTCCTATTGAATTTGAAGAAGTAGAAGAATTAACAGAAACAGAAAGAGGAACAAACGGTTTTGGAAGTACAGGTAAATAAATAAACATGAATAACGAATTATTAAATTACTTTAAAGGGGACGAATTAGCAGCTAATGTATTTTTAAGTAAATACGCACAAGAAGGAGATATAACTCCAGATGAATTATGGAAATTGTGTGAAGATAATGCACATGCGATTTCAAATTATGGTAGAGTAATGAATATAGGAACTTTACATAAAAAAGATAAAAGAGGTAGAAGTGGTAAAGTGAAACCTTTTATATTAAAAAATAGATTGAGTTCAAATAGTTATTATATTACTTATAATAATAATTTTATACATAGATTAGTAGCAGAAGCTTTTTTAAATAACTTAAATAATTACAAAGAAGTTAACCACATTGATGGAAATAAATTAAATAATCATGTTAATAATCTTGAGTGGTGTACAAGAAGTGAGAATATAAAACATAGTTATGATAAAAAATTAAGAATTAAATCTTCCGAAGAATCGTCAAAATTGACTACAAAAGACATAAACGAAATTAGAAAATTGTATTCCAGTGGTGATTATTTACAAAAAGATTTAGGTATAAAATTCGGAATAAATCAACAACAAATTTCAAAAATAATAAATTACAAACAATGGAAGTAAGAACAGATGAAAATTTAATGTTTCCTAATGATGAATTAGCAAGGTCAGTTTGGAAATCAAAGTATGCTCAAGAGAACGAAACTCATTATGACCAAATGCATAAAAGAATGGCAAAAGAGTTTGCAAGAGTTGAAACTAATTATATTTTAAAATTAGAAGATTCAGCTAAAGAAGTTCCTTTACTTTCAGAAGAAGGTAAGAAATATTACCAATATGGGCAACACCTTCTCTATGAAAGTAGAGATAAGGGTAAGAGTGTTTCTGAATTAGTACAAGAAAGAGTCTATAATCTCTTTAAAGATTTTAAATACATTATTCCTCAAGGTTCTATTATGTCTAATCTTGGTAATAAAGCAGTTACATCATTATCAAATTGCTTTGTTGTAGGACAACCTACTGATAGTTATGGTGGTATTTGTAAGAAAGATGAAGAGATGGCTCAACTTATGAAAAGAAGAGGAGGTGTAGGATTAGATATTTCTACTCTTAGACCCGCTACTACTAAAGTTAGTAATGCTGCTAAATCATCTACAGGTGCTGTTTCATTTATGCATAGATTTTCTAATACAACAAGAGAGGTTGCACAAGATGGAAGACGTGGAGCATTAATGTTATCTATTGATATTAATCATCCAGATGTAATGGATTTCATTAAAATTAAAAGAGATTTAACTAAAGTTACAGGAGCAAACATTTCTATAAAACTTAATAAAGAGTTTATGGAAGCTGTAGAAAAAGATGAAGATTATATACTTAGATACCCTTGTGATTTAGATTTATCTAAATTTACAAAAGAATATGTAAAAGCTAATTATAATGAGCTCCATTATATAGAAGATCATACAAATAATAATGAAGTTTGTTATGTAAAAACCATTAAAGCAAAAGAATATTGGGATGAGATTATTAAATCTGCTCATGGTGTAGCTGAACCAGGATTAATGTTTTGGGATAACATGATTGATTATTCTCCTGATGGAGTGTATGAACAATTCAAAGCTATTACAACTAATCCATGTTTTAGCTACGAAACTAAAATATTAACTGCTTATGGATACGAAAGAATTGGAGATTTAGAAGGACAAGATATTGATTTTATAAATAAAGATGGTGAAGTTGTATCTGGAACAGTATTTAAATCAGGAGAAAAAGCTACTTACACATTAACTCTAAGTAATAAAGAAACAATTGTAACTACAATTGATCATAGATTTATGCTAACAGACGGTTCTGAAAAACAGGCTCAATATCTATCTAAAGAAGATAGATTAATGCCTTTTTTTATTTTGAATGATAAACTTAATGAATTTGTTAAATATGGATTTATTCAAGGAGATGGATGTACAGGAAGACTAAATTCTCCTAATCATTTAGGTATAGAAGTTAATATTGGAGAAAAAGATGGAGATATTGCTAATTTATTTAATATAAAAGATATTGGAAAAAATTATTTAGGGGGATTTAATGAAATTTTAAAAGAGTTAGGATTCAGTTCTTCTTCTTTACCAAATAGAACTTTACCGAAATCTTTTAATGATTGGTCTTCTGAAAACAAATTAATGTTTTTAAAAGGGTTGTGGTCTGCCAATGGAAGTATTATAAAAGGGCATCGGATATCTTTTAAATCTACTTGTAAAGAACTGATAATAGAATTAACTAAAGTATTAAAGGAATTTGAAATTGATAGTTACTTTACTACAAATAGGGCTAAAGAAGTAAAATTCTCCAATGGGATTTATTTATGTAAAGAGTCTTATGATTTAAACATATCTAAATATAATTCTATCCTTAATTTTGCAGAAAAAATTAGTTTTGTACATAATTATAAACAGGATTCTTTAAAAGAACTTATACTATTGAAAGCTCCAAAAGTGTTATCTGCAAAAAATACAGAAGTTAGACCAGTTTATGATTTTACTTTAAATGATAATACTCATTGGGGTGTTATTCAAGGAGTTATAGCTCATAACTGCTCGGAGATTGGTATGCAGGAATATGATGCTTGTAGATTAATTGCTATAAATTTATTCAGCTTTGTAGATAATACATTTACACCTGAAGCTACATTTGATTTTGAGAAATTCTATCAAATTAATTATGAAGCAATGAGATTAAGTGACAATTTAATTGATTTGGAATTAGAACATATTGATAGAATTCTTAGAAAAATAGCTGAAGACCCCGAACCTTTTGAAGATAGAAGAACAGAATTTGAACTTTGGGAAAAGATTAAAAAGACTGCTGCTGCAAGTAGAAGAACAGGATTAGGATTTACTGCATTAGGAGATACTTTAGCAGCATTAGGTTTAAAATATGATTCGGATGAAGCCTTAGAGGTTATTGAAAAAATAATGTCTAAAAAGATGGAATCTGAATTAGATTGCACTATTGATTTAGCTGTTTTAAGAGGTAGTTTTATTGGAGCTGATACTAAATTAGAGTTTGAAGATGATGGTTTAGGTAATTATACGGGTAAAAATAAATTTTATCAATTTTTAGCTACTGAATTTCCAGAGCAAACTGAAAGAATGATTAAATTTAATAGAAGAAACGTGAGTTTTTCAACCGTTGCTCCTACAGGTACAGTAAGTATTATGACTCAAACTACTTCAGGCATTGAACCTTTGTTTATGCCTTTCTATATGAGAAGAGTTAAAATTAATCCAAATGAATAAAAAGTTAAAATAATTTTGTAATCCAATTTCTTTTCAGTAATTTTATCTGATGGACAGATATATACCAAGAATAGGAGATTCTTTTGGAGATTATAAAGTAATTTCAGAAGAAATATTTAGAGGAAACTCCAATAAGAAAAAAATTAAAGTTCAATGTAAATGTGGAACTGAAAAGATTTTAGATTATGATTATTTAAAAAATTACTTGAATCCTATATGCAGTAAATGTGCTAAAAAAGAACAACATAGAAAAATAATAGACAATAGAAAAAAGAATGGTACTTTACACAAAGGAATAGGCTGTTTGAATAAAACTTTTATTAATTCTATTAAACAATCTGCTATTAGAAGAGGATATAAATGGTTGATAACTATAGAAGAGCTATGGTATCTATATTTAAATCAAGATAAAAAATGTAAATTAAGTGGTTTAGAAATTAATTTCTCAGAATACTTAAAAAAAGGAAGATATGACTTTAAAAATGCAAATGCTTCTTTAGATAGAATAGATTCTAGTAAAGACTATACATTAGATAATGTACAATGGGTGCATAAAGATGTAAATCGCATGAAAAACATATTTAGTCAAGAATATTTTATTAAAATTTGTAAAAATGTCGCAGAAAAAAATTGATTTTATTGATCAAAATGGAGATGCTTGGATTGAATATCCAATTTTGCATCCTAAATTTAAAGAATGGATTTTTAGGTCTCAAAATTGGAATCCTAATGAGCCTGAGTATATAGATTCTTTATCTAAAGAAGAACTTCAAGATTTATTTGAAAAATCTCCTTGGTATGGTTCTACAGCTAATGATATTGACTGGGTTAAACGAGTTGAAATTCAAGGTATCATACAAAAATATATTACTCACTCTATTTCTTCAACAATTAATCTCCCTGAAAATGTAAAAGAAGAAGAAGTTTCTAAAATCTATATGGAATCTTGGAAGAAAGGTCTCAAAGGAATTACTGTTTATAGAGATGGTAGTAGAAGTGGCGTATTAGTGTCTACAGATACTAAGAAGAAGGAAGAATTTGAATACCACGATGCTCCTAAAAGACCTTCTGAACTTGCTTGTGATATACACCATCCAACAATCAAGAATACTAAATATACTGTAATTGTAGGTCTTTTACATAATAAACCTTATGAAGTATTTGCAATTCCTTTTGAAGTTGCTAAGGGATATAAGAATGGTTTTTTATCTAAATCTAAATCAGGAGTTTATAATTTGATTGCATCTCTTGATGAAAAATCAACAATCCATACAGATGTTACTGGTAATATGAGCGATAGTGAAGCAATAATAACTAGATTAATAAGTACAGCACTCAGACACGGAAGTTCAATAGATTTCATTGTAGAACAATTAAAAAAATCACATGGGGATATTACTTCTTATACTAAAATTTTAGCAAGAGTATTATCTAAATATGTAAAACCAAAAAAATTAAAAGAATCTTGCCCAGAGTGCGGACAGGAAACTATGATGAGAGAAGAAGGATGTACAAAATGCACCTCTTGCGGATATTCTAAATGT